GTTTAATACCATATGGTACGAATCTATATAATTTTTTGATAATATCAAAAAAGGAGTAATAGTTGTCTTCGAGAAAATGAGACAAATATGTACGACTGATACTTTTTGTGAAAAATTACATAGATGAGTCCCTAGCGGTTTTTCGCGCCAGAGCGGGAGTACAGACCTCTAAACCCCTTTAGTAAAACACCTATAAATAAAAACATTTATTATCATAAATCTTTTACTAGGATTTATGTTAATGTAACGGTAAACCATTACATTTACTAAACCCACAGTGCCTTAGAATTCTGTACCATATGGTGTGAACCTCATGAGGTTCTTATATCCCGCGAAACCCCTGCCCCTAACCCAAATAAATTACTTTTATTTCACTCAGCGTAGCCTCTCCCATGTAAAAACATTTAACATATACGTGTCTACGCCCTGCGAAAGAAAACTAACGCTGTCGCTATTTCTTTGCACGTCCCATGTTATGATTCATACAACCATATGGTCCACATTTATGTTGGGACCCCGACGAGGCACAAAGGCTTATTGTTTTTAAATTTCATTAGAGATGAAAAAGCATAACGCTGACGCTCAACAAGCGTACCATATGGTCCCATCCCCGAGGTATTCCCGTTGGCTTAACTTTCCTTGAATAAAGGAATTTTTACCCGTTATTAAATACAATTAATAGTGCAAAAACCCTACCGTTTCATTTATCCTGCAGAAACTCAAGTACCATATGGGTGGCCTTGATTATAATTGAATTTATAATAAGGTGCCGCGTTAGGCAAACCCGCACCGCTGCGGTACTACAATGATTTAATTAAACACATTAGTACCATATGGTTCCGCTTTGCGTGAACTTATTTTGTTATTTAAATAAAAAAACCAAATAACCCATTCAGATACCCAATCTTTATAGGGAACCCCAAAGTTTGCCTATTACAGAGGGAAAAATATGTATACCTTCAATTTTAACTTAGGTGGCGGGCAAAATACACCCGATACACATGATTTTGAGCCAATAGTCAAGGCACTAAAAGACATTACAGAGGATTGGCAATCATTCTATAACCTATACAAAAGATTCGCGCCACCACCAGAAGAAAACCAAGCCCAAATACAAGCATGGTTTAAAGAAATCAAACTTTCCCTCGACGCAATCATAGAATTGTATAATAAAATACCTAATTCGCCAGATATGGACAATATACATGGCCCGGAAGAAGCAGAAAATATGCTAAATCAATTCGTTGAATTGAATAAGTTATTTCAACCAGACAAACCAGATACAGATACAACAGGATATAATTAAATACGCTATTTAAATAATGTTATTTAGATAAACCTTGGAAATAGAATAAAAAAAATAATTAAATTTTCGCTAGTCGCAAAAAAATTACCGCCCAATTTTTGAAAAATGAAAAATGATATGGAAGTGTTGTAAGCATAGTAACTTTTATTAATAATATAACAGATGATAAACTATGTGGCGTGATATTCTCAAGGATGAAGGTAGGTCATTAGCCTCATATATAGATACTCCGGGTACTCGACTTAATCCAAGTATTTTTAATATTGATAATGTTGCTTACAGTGCAGGTGCGCGAGAATTATTCGGTGAAAGAAATGAGAAGTCACTCATAATAACTGAAGAAAAAGGAAATGAAATTGTTATAGCAATATACAAAGGAGAAATTCTTAGTGAAGTTGTTGATGATTGTAAAAATTTTCTAAAGGAATTTTTAGAAACAGAAATATTTAATAATCTAGAACAAGTCCAAAAAGGGCCTATTGATAAAATATTAGATGATACTGTTAGACCTATAGTTGCTAGATTTGTTGGTAGAATGCTTGGTGTGTTTTTTGAAGATAGCACTCCAATAAGAGAGGGAGGGATTTTAGCGTCAGGAAAACTTAGAGTCAATAATGAAGTTACTGTAAATACAATTGTGTATGGTGATTATCTACAAGGTTTAAAGGACGCAGTACATGACAATGCGGGAACGACAGTCACTTATCCGGGTTATATTGGCAATCCGAGTGCGGTTGATATAAAGAATAACCTAGGTGAGTTAGTCCATGATTCAGGGGCTCGAAGAACTGATTCATATAGATTTAGGGATAAATATGGCTCAAGCAATAGAGCATATCTTCGTCACTCTGATTGGCACTCCACTTTAAGTTTAACTAGTGACGAAGATTACGGCGGAGATGCCGGCTCAGGCGAGCCTCTGAAAATACCTAGGTCACAAAGGGTTACTAATGCAAACAATCAAACATATGTTAGAATTCAAAAAGATAATTTAAATAATATGAGTAATGAGAATCTATCTAATATGATTATAAAACACATGGACGCTACTCTTGGCAATCTAGGCCGCGACCATCGACCGAGTAAAGCAATGGATGTAACACGTAAGTTTGTACAACAAATATTATCTGAAAAAAATATAGCAGAGCATTTAGGGGGCAACCCCGTATTAGCAAGAGAACTTTTTACTTATGGTGGGCAAATGCGAGATGTTCCGGGTAAGAATCCAGAAGATATTATGGAACGTCTTCCAGAATACACCAAGAGAAATTTACAAATCGAGCGAGAAAGTCCGGGTGTAGAAAACTATAAGGTATTACTTGGAGACCAAGAACTTTTAAGGACGTATTTTTCTCTTAGATTTGGAATTGACAGGAGTAAGCCCATAAAAATAAAAGGGATTAGACGTAGTAAACCAATTGCACAAGTTACACATGCAGGTCTCCGTCGCAAAGGACCCTTTACTAATACTTCTCTTATATATGGTGCTAGAAACCCAGAAGGCAAAGAATATTTAGATGTAGCAAGATTTGGCTATACTCATACAAAAATTCATCAGCCAGTCGAGGCACTAAAGGAGATACTAGGGATGTTAACCAATACTAAAGAAAAATCACCAAGGTATGATATGCCAGTAGATTTAGTTGCACACTCTAGTTTAGAAAGCACAATAGCACAAAGTAAAGAAGAGGATGGGGTATCATGGGAATATAGTAATATAAATGAAAGACATTTTGTAAAGATAGAACATTCAATACCCTACCCTTCAGATAGTTATCTCATAGAGTATTTTGACCAGATTTTCGGAGGAACAAATGTTGACAGAGTGTATGATATGATACAAGACGCAATGGAAAATGATACAATGGCAGTATTAAAGTTTAAATTTTATGTTGATGCCACGGGTGGAAGAAGAGTAAAATATGACAGGGGTAGTTCGGAAATAGAGTATGAGGGTTTTCCCGATGATACACAAACCAATTATGCTGGCCAAGCACATTATTGTATATATGATAGGATTGATAGGACAATAGAAGAAGACAGGGCAGGTCAGGTTTGCATAATTAGTTATGCGGATAATTTAGGAGATTCTATTGTGCAATTTTTAATGGGGCAAAAAAACATATTTCCCGTATTAAAAGGTAATTATAGAGATGGTTCCGTAAGTATTTCTAAGGACTACATCACAAGGGAAGACATAGAGCATATAGCGATGGTCCCAGACGATTTAAAAAGACCCTTAAAACAATTAGTTGATTTAATCATATGGCGTGGGAAAAGAAGCAGGTTAAAAGTAATCGAAGAGTAAGGTGAAAAAGATGGAATGGGAAAATAAATTAATCAAAACACCATATAGAGAAATTACTCAAGAGCGGGTTGGTGAAATCACTAGAGAGTATATTAATGTTGAAGGTGAAACCTATGACAAAATATATTCCGGGGCAAAAAAAGGTGATACTCCTAGTACTTATTGGACTCATGACCCAACTATGGCTTTATGGTATGCAATAAAGGGTGACACAATAGCACCAACCAATAGGTCTGGTACTCCAATTATTTTTGAAGCAGATGTAACTGAAGAAATAATAGATGTTTACAAAGACCCAGAAACAGATGGTGGTTTAATTGATTTAGAGGACACTGTAAAAAATTACCGAGTAATTGAAGGTCCAGAGTTGGCGCAATTTATGGAAGATAATTATGTTGATGGATATTATATGGGGCTTCATCCAGAAGAATACGATAGAACAATAGATGTATTGCGAACTGGTGACGAGAGGGCTATGGAGCATTTCTTTGGTCCTAGAATTACAGATGTTAGACAAAGCATGAGAACTAAAGATTATAAAAAGCGAGCAGCCGACCAATATTGGAGGGCTTTCGTCCGCAACGGTAAGTTAAAAACTAAGGATGAAGTAGAAAAATCTTGGGTGGAAACAATTAACAAAAAGGATAAAAAAGATATGCGAGTAGGTAGTGTATACCCTAGTGATAGAGAGGGTAAGAAAATTATGATGCTTACTCATGAAGGTAAGAAAATTCATGCTGGCGCTAAAGGTTATGGTAATTGGAAAGGAAAAGGTAAAAACAGAGGCGGTGGCACACATAAAAACCCAAAACGTCGAAAGAGTTTTAGAGCAAGACATAAATGTGACCAATGTAAAGGAAGAATTACAACTTCTAAATGTTTAGCCTGTAAAAAGTTGTGGTGATAATTTGTGGGAAGATATTATTAAAGCGGAATTTCAGGTTAAGACAAATTTTCCTGATGCAGATATTTGGCTTCAAACTAGAGGTGAGGATAAAAACGTTGGCAAACCACTGAAGCAATTTTCTTCCGTTCAAGGCAAATACAATTACGGTATTAAACTTCCCGAAGGCTGGAATAAAGATTATGTATTCAAGCAGTTGGCCGATTTATATAGAAACGGTCATTGGAAGATTCATTCTTATGGTACTTTAAATTTACAACATATTCGCAAGGACGATATTTTGCAGGTCTTAGATAAGTTGGAAAACAAAGAAGATTATACGGATGAAACTTCTGAAAAGTTTCAAGAAATATATGAAAACTGGCTTACATATTCAAAAGCAGTTGCTGAAATGTTAGAAGGTCATAGTTCAGAACTTGTACGCGAAGGTAGAGAAATAAAACGGTTTATAGAAAAACTAGAGGGTATGAGATAATTTATATAGAACATAAACGAGTGAATAAATATGAATTGGTTCGATGTTATTAAATCGGATAAAATAATTGAAGATAAAATTATTGCAGAGTTCAAAAAAGAAGGAGGTGCTTTAGGTATGAAAAACCTTAAAGCAATTGCACCACCTAAAGAACTCAATAGAGTCCTAGATGCTATGAAGCGCAGAAAACTAATTTATGTGCATGAGCATGGCGATTTAATTATGAGGTGAATAAATGTGGTGGGGTGTAATTAAATCAAAATGGATGGGCCAAATGTCCGACAGTAAAAAGGAGTTACTTGAACACGAACCTAAAATTAAAATTGATATTCCTAAGATGTCTTACCCTGATGACCGTAAAGAAGTTAAAGAAGTAATAAAGGTAATGAAAGAAAAACCAGTGCCCGAAGATATTATGTCTAAACACGACAAAGATTCCGACCAAGTATTATTTGATATTGTAGATGCAAAAAGTTCTGATTATGAAGATTTTATAAAAGACGTTAACTCGTACGTAATGCGAGAGAAAGTAAAATATGCAAGAAAAAGACCAAATGAAGTTTCTGATATTGTAGAAAGTAAAACAGAAACAGATGATACTCCGGCTTTTCCTTCGGGTCACGCAACTTTAGTTTATGCTTTAGAAAAAATGTTAGCCGACAAATACCCTAATAAAGCAGAACAATTAAATAATACCACTGAGATGTTAGCATTAGCAAGAGTTCAACTTGGTTCACACTATCCTTCGGATATTAAAGCAGGTAAACAATTGGGATATTTAATAGCAAAAAAATACTTGGGGGATAAAAACAAATGAAATGGGAACATATATTAAAAAATGTTGAACAAGACGGTAGAGAATTCATAAGTAATTACTTTGCAGAATTAATTAGTAGCATAGGTGGGGCAATAAACTCACTGCAGACCAACTTAGCAACCCTACTAGAAGCGAAGGCAAAGATGATAAAAGACCGCGATGCACAAGAATCCCTAACAAGAAGGGTGTTAGATTCAATGTATGAAAAAAGTATTCAAGAAATAGACGAAGTTATTGAGCAAACACAGAAACAACTAACTACGTTCCGGGGCATGGTTGTAGATATAAGAGGTAACGAGAGAATGATTGAAGGGCTACCAATAGGAGTGGCGTTAAAATCTCTTGAAGATTATTTTGAAGGAAAAGATACAACTGGCTTCCCTCCTTTAGATAGGCAAAAATTAGCCGAACTATTACATAGAATAGGTTTTGAAGGGAAGGGTATGGAATGACAGAAGATATTGACGACTTAGTAGAAAAGGCAAAAGTCCTAGCAGAAGCAACAGGTCGAGAGGAAGCCGATGTATTGGCCGACTTAATGGATGACGGTGTGTTAAATGATTCACACAAAGAAACCGAAAAGACAGATTTAGTAACACAATTAAAAGAGGCTGCAGAACTAATTAATACTGTTCAGGCAATTAACCAAGAAGTTGCAGAAAACAAAGTGCTTAACGGTAACGGTAATTCCACTAACGTAGAAATTGATACTACACTAGAGGGCGATATTGTAGACAGGGCTATTGAATCTGTCCAACGTAAAGCCGAAAATATTAAGAAGATTATTATTCTTGTCGCTCCATTGTTCTTATTAGTTGGAGGTGGAGGAACATTAGAGATGTTTGGAATAACCGACTTTACTGGTGATAACGATGAATACGAAGACCCTTACACGCCAGACATTACCACTCCTGAGATTTGGGGATGCACAGATTGGGAAGCAGATAATTATGATGAATATGCTACACTTGATGACGGTTCTTGTTATTATCCTGTATATGGTTGTATGAATAACGCTGCTCCAAATTATAATCCTGATGCAACAGTAGAAGATGGTTCATGTACGCGTGGTGGTTGTATTGACCCCGAAGCAGAAAACTACGATGATACCGCTAACGAAGATGATGGAAGTTGCGAATATTATGTAGAACCTATTTATGGTTGTACTGACTTAGAAGCAAATAATTATCAGAGTGAAGCAGAAGAAGACGATGGTTCATGCACTTATGACCCAGAGCCGGTTTATGGTTGCACAGATGATTCTGCTAATAACTATAATTTCGAAGCAACGGAAGATGATAATACTTGCGAATACGACCCTGAACCTATTTATGGTTGTACGGATGATAACGCAAATAATTATAATCCCGATGCTACTGATGACGATGAGTCATGCGAATATGACCCAGAATTAGAATGTGAAGTAGAAATTACTAATCACTATAGAGGTCATGTACAATCAGATGCAGAACAAGATGCAATATTAATTGCCTTTAGAATTGTTCCTACAGATTGTGATGATGAGGTTTTAGAAATAGACATAGATATGCATCCACCCGGAGAAGATGACGAAGTAGATTATACTCACTATGTAGAAGTTAACGGTAGTGAACCAACAGATGTTTCTTATACTTTTGATAATGTAGCGGTAGGTGTTTGGGTTCCACGAATTACTGCGGCAATTGACGATGAACCAATAGAAAGAATTTGGATGTGGTCAATCGAAGTAGTAGAGCAGGTTTGTGAAATTAATTTGTTCGGTATTAATTTTGGAACAAACAATACTTCTGCTGTTGTTATTTATGACCTTGATTGCGGTGACGAGGAAAATGACTTAGACGGATATAACGTGTCTGTGCAGTTCCTTGTGTATTCTGTTAACTCGTCAAATAACACTAACCCTCCTATTCAACTCAATACCACAACACATTATATTCAGGGTTATGCAGACGACCCACGTATGCTTAGGTTAACTAATTTTACTGAAGGAAATACTACTCGGTATGACTTTTATTGGTATGTTACTTGGGTAGATGCTGATGGTGAAATGCAATATATTGAACGCACTTGGTTAAATAGAGAATTGGCTCCGTGATTATTATGCCAATAAGAAAAGTTAAAGGTGGATATAAATGGGGTAAATCCGGTAAGGTTTATCCTACTCGTAAACAAGCAGAAAAACAAGCAGCCGCCGCTTACGCTTCTGGTTATAAAAAATCAGAAGAACAAGGAGAATGGTTTAATACCATTAAAGCAAAAAAGAAAACAAAAAAGGATGCTTGTTATCATAAAGTAAGAAGCAGATATGATGTTTGGCCTTCTGCTTATGCTTCTGGTGCTTTGGTTCAATGTCGTAAAGTTGGTGCAAAGAACTGGGGGAAGAAAAAGAAATGACTTGGGAACAAATACTAAAACGCAAACTAACTGCAAAACCTTCTTCTGAAACTTCTCTTAGAGATTGGTTTGGACGTAAAGGAGCCAAAGGTAGTAAAAGCGGTTGGGTAGATTGTAATACTTGCCGTAAAGATAAGAAAACTGGTCGTAAAAAATGTAAAGCATGTGGTCGCAGTAGTGGCGAAAAACGTGCAAAATATCCTAAGTGTAGACCAACTCCAGCAGGATGTAGTAAAAAAGGTAATTACGGTAAAAAATCAAAGGTGGGCAGAAAAGGATGAAATTTAAATTATTACCAGAAGACACCTTTCGTGGTATGGTAACTAATTTTACTTCAGCAATAGACAAAGGCTATCCTAATATTGTTTCCCCACTTACGTATTATGCTTATGTCGCAGAAGATTCTGTATTAGGTTATTCATCATTTTCAGACATGGGTGATTTTTACTTCGTAGGCAATACTTATATTCAGCCTGAAAATCGCGGTCAAGGAATATACACTAAATTACTTTCTAATCGCAACGCACATCTTTCTGATAAACCTAAAATTACTTTAGTAAACCCAATAGAGGGCACAGATATTGCGGTGCTTTTTAGACAAGTTAATAAACAAGGTGGGATTAAGGTAGAATCATACAAGGACGTGGAAGATATTATGTGTCAAGATATGTATAATAAACTAAACACTCTTCCTTTGTTTATTTATAGGTGATTATTATGAGTTGGGAATATATTTTAAAGGATGAGACGTCCGGGCCAGTGTATCGTCCATTTACCACAAAACAATATATTGGCCTACTTGTATATGATTTTGTTGAGGAAAAGGAAACAGCATCACTTAAAGAAATTATAGATTTTTTGCAAGACCTAGCACGTAGACCGGATAGAGACATAGGCCCTAAAATGACGAAAGTGATAGCCGAAAGAAGAGGTATTTGGCCGGGTGGTTACGATTACTATTTTGGGAAGCATGGAGATAAATTACAAAGAAAAATTACACAAAGCATAGGTAATAAAACTGACGCAGAGATGATGGCAATCGTAGGGGGAATGAAATTTCTAACTATGATTGATGATAATAAACTTAAAGTAGATGGAAATAGGCCAACACAAGAACGTATGGTAAATTGGGAATGGTGATTACTATGTCTTGGTTTAATATTATTAAAAATAGATTCGAAGCAGGTTCTGCTACACATGTAGCAATAGCGTGGGCAATTAATGATGATATTACTCGTAACGAGGTTAAGGAACTTATTACACATGAAGTGAGAGATAACCAATATTCTTCAATGGAAGATATTAGGCAGAAAATCGCAGGGCTTTTATCTAAAAATCTACCCCAACATAGAGGTTTTATGATGGAGTTAGTAGATGAACATAGGGCTGGCTTAACAGATATTGATTGGGATGTAGTCGCTATGGAGTTCGATGAGTATATCAGAGAAGATATGGAAGCATACAGATAATTTATATATAACATAAAGGGATGTGCCACTATGCATTGGTTTAATATAATTAAAACGGCAGGCATTGAACGTAGAAGATTATTTAGGGGAATTAATATCCCTAAAGAGATAGGTGAAATGCGTCCGGCAAATGTTAGAATAAGACCAAATGTAATTCTTACGAGACACGCAATAGAAAGAATGCAAGGTAAAGACGTTAGTACAGAACCTACTATCGGTGCGAGAACCGGAGAAACAGTATATAGAGATTTAGAAGGTGTGTGGTATTTTGATGGTGCTATGGATGCAATCCAAGAAGGCATAGAATCAGGCAGATTCAAGTCATTACTTAGTGGAAAATTTGGCAAAAAAGGACAACTAATACTAAGGCTTAATAATGTAGGTCACGGAAGAATGGGGTGGCTCGTAAGAAAACACAATACTTTAGAAAATACATTATACGTTACTACTTATTTATCTTACGGGGGTCTACCAGAAGGGTCCGGGGCTAACACAGTACAATTAAACAAAGTTTCTACACCTTTACACCCTATTAGTCCACCGCGTATGGATTCAGAACCGTGGGTTCATCCTAAAGACAGACAGAAAGAACAGGTGGAAAAACCTAAAGAACTATCTTGGCGAGAAAAGGCAGAGATAGAAATAGTTAAAATTAAGGGATTTCAGGAAAAGTTTCTCAATCAAATATTCAGGGACCCACCCCCTACTAATACTAAGGAATTAATTGAGACGGCAAAATCTCAATCAGGAACTACTAATAGAGGAAAGTTCATGCAGCAATTGGCGATGAACGCAGCATTGAAATGGGATTTTTAATCAGTTAATTTATATATTACATAGGAGAATGACAACCCATGCCGCGGACAGAATGGTTCAATAATTGGTTAGACGACAATTTCCCAGAAGAAAATGTAGAAGAAGTTTTTGAAAAGACCCTTGAGTATATTGAGGATAGCAAAGACGATACTAAAACATTACAAAAAATCAAGGCTTACATAATGCAGGCTTTTACTATGGCTAAGGAAGATGAGGAAGAATGACTTGGGAAACCTATCTTAAATCTATTGATACAAAAGAAATCAATGATTGGTCGGAAGCACTCAAGGCTTTTATTAAGCAGGGTCGTGAACTAGGAATCCCGCTAGACGTTATGTCTGAATTAGAGAATGCCAATAAAGCAGCAGGAGCAACCACAACAAACGTCGGTGGTTTTACCCCTTCCATTCACAACATTTTGTATGGTTCATGCTCTAAGTGTAAAGACCAAAAATCAAAATGTGGGTGTGAGTAATGTCCGATTTTCAGGCATTAGAAAATGTCTCCGATAGGATTCAAGGAATCATTAAAGGGGCATATACTAGATGTAAAAATGTCATCAAGGCAAACGTTAAAATCACAGGTGGTATGGGGAAAGACGGAAACCCTAAAGATATTATTGGATTTATGCAGGCTCACGGTACTGGAAAGCAAAATAGGCCCGGTTCTGCAAGAACATTTGAAGGTATGGGTATGGCACTAGATATGCTTGATATGCTTTCAAAGGTAGAAAATGTAACAAATCAGAACCTTGAGGATTTAGATAAAATAAACGAAATCCTACTAGCAATGATACGTAATAACATAGAGGGTAAAAACGCAACAAACCCACAAAATATACGTTTTAAAGTTGTGGTAGGGTTTAAATTGGATAAAAGAACAGGTAAGCCTATTAAGATTCAACGAGATTTTGTCTATGGACACTTCAAGACCCCTACAGTTTTAGCATATTTAGAAGCAAAACAAAAATATATGGGTAGTGATTATGAAGGACCACAATATTCAGAAACAGCAGAGCAAGTAAAGTATTGGACTAGTGATAAACCAAATACTAGTAGGCCGCCATTGTTTATAGCACTTCAGAAATTTCAAGCAGAAATTACAAAAATCAAAGATGACATAGAAGAAGAACCTTCTCCTTCAGACCCTATTATAATCAATATTGATAAAGGTGTATCGTTGGCCCCATTTGCTAAAATAAATAGTATTAAAGAAGGGTTTATAGCAATTTTAAGTAATGATTCAATTTATCCCAAAAAGCCTAAAGGTAAAAGGGGTTCAAATAAACCAGTGTGGACAAGCAATACCAGACCTAATTTTAGAGATTCTATAAATGAATATGTATTTAGTGTCGATGAAAACGCTAGGGCGTTATTGGATGAAGCAGTTCCCGCTTGGGGTGACGAGCCTGATGATTTAGCCGTAACAAAAATATACGACTCATTTAAGATTAGAGTAAATAGCACACGTAGAATGAAAACCCTAGCAAGGCTATGTCTTGGTCCAGATGCTAGAAACATAGAACTTCCCGGAAGAACTTCTGGTGTTGTTCTTAAGAGTAATGTTGTTGAAAAAGCAAAGCCCAAAAAACAAAAAGAACGTATGGTTAGACAGGCGTTTGAATATTTAAATATGAAACCTTCTAGTGCTCAAGAATTATTTGATGTAATGGCTTCTGGAAAAATTAAAACAACAACGGGACATGTCAAAAGAAGCCTCTTTTCTAGTGTAAACTCCTTGGCCCAATTTTTGCCGCGCTATGGCTATAAAAAAGTAGGTGAGGGACTAGGAGAGGGAAGAACCGGAAATAAATACTCAGTTATTTTATGGGAGCCAAAAAATAAATTAATAAAATCATCTGAAAATATCGAAAAGGGAAAACGTAGTAGGCCCAAAGAATTTATAATTCGACAAGCATTTGAATATAGGAATAACCAACCCACTAGTGCTAGACACTTATATGAAATTATGTCTTCTGGGGTAATTAAAACTTTACGAGGAACCTCAAAAAAGAAAAACCCTTTTAGGAGTGTTACATCTCTTGCTGGCTATATGAATTCTCATGGCTTTAAGGTATCTAATTTATCAGAGCGGAGTTATAGGTCAGCATCTGCTCCCAGTGGTAGAATGTATGAAGGTACTATGAGTCGTGGTGGGAATGTTGCTCTATATTTACCAAGAGAGGAGGAATAATTATGTGGGAAGACACAATACAAAAAAAGAAAATGAACCCTATTGCTGCAAAAATGATAGATGAAATTCTATCTGATGGTAGGGCTTATTATGTTAAGGAAGTTTATGATATTTTATTAGATAGGTATCAAGAAAGAGGGATGAAAACCCACACCTTACCTTCGACAAATAAGGTAGGGTCATATTTACGAATAAACCATACGAGGGTTAACCAAATTGGTCGAACTGCAGTTAAATTTAAACAAAAGGAATAATAATTATGTCTTGGGTAAATATATTAAAAAAGGTAGGTAGAGAAAATAGAATATTACCCTTGTATACTGGTTTAATTGATGAAATTATGCTAGAAGCAACAAGCCCACTAACCACAAGACAAGTGACTGATGCTTTACATGATAAATTTCAAGAAATAAAACACAATAGGGTATACGAAAACCCTAGACATAAATCAAGAAGAACTCTATCTGGTAGATACTTTCCTGATATTAGACAAGTCGGTAAGTATTTATCTAAAAACTATGTTAGGGGAGATATTGTTCGCTCACCGGGGTCAAGGTCTAAAGTAATAACTTGGGGTAAACGTAAATGACTAAAGTAACTCGTAAAACCTGCCCAGTATGTAATCACGAAGAACGTGACATTATAGAACAGGGTGTTCTTGATGGAAGTATTGACCCCTCTACGTTAGACAAAGATAATGGTTGGTGGAACGGGACTACCCGTAAGCACATGCAAAACCATACAGACAATTATGTTTCACATTCAAACGACAATTGTAAGTTATGCACACATCAGTCACGGGCTGATATTGAAGCAGGGCTTTCAGATGGTCGCACTAAGGTTAGCGAAATCGCGGAACAATTAGAAATGTCCGAAGACGCTGTACAATTACACTTGCGCAAGCATCTAAAACCTATGATACAAAAAAGTGCAGCACTAGAACTAGCAAGAGTTGATTTTAACGAGATGGACGTTCTATCTAATAATATTGCTATACTACAAGACAAAGTAAATGATTTAGGTAACAACGATGATTTGGATTTTAGACAAATCGACTCACTTACTCGATTAGCAAAAGAAATTAGGGAATCCCTTAAATATATGTTAGAGTTTAAAGGACAACTAGTACACAAGAGAGAAGAAACTATTGTGGTCCAGCAGGTTGAGGTTATTCAAAGAGTATTAATTGAAAAATACCCCGAAGTATGGACAGATATACGAGATGCAGTTGCGGAGAAGATACAATGAGTTGGGAAAATATAATAAGAAAAGAAGTTAGGAAAATGCCTGTACCTGCTAGTGAGTTAACTCCTACAGATACACGAGAATCAGCGAAGAAGGATTTCTTTGCACAGTTAGGTAGGAGTGATTCAAACATAAATAAGTATCTTAATACTTTATTTGAAGAAAAAATAGACCCCGAATTAAACCAAATGAATTTAAAAGGTAAAAAAAGGATTATGATTAACAAGACGGAATTCAATTCTTGGGACATAAGACATAATAACCATCCTCTTAGTTTTAATACACAAGAGATGCAGAAGATTTTAGCCACTCATTATACGGAGCAAATGGGATATAGAGTTTCCCTTGATAAATTTCATCCTAATGAACTACTTTATATTGCTTTGTATAAATAAACTTAAAGAGTGATTACAATGACTTGGTACGAAGTAATAAAACAACCAAATATGTCTGGTGCAAGAATGTATACAGGCACATGCCCTAAGTGTAAACAATTTGTAAAAAAGGGTGAACCTTGTCCAAAGAACTACCCCGCAGAAAGTCCACAGTATGTTTCCGATGTTAGATTTGAAACATGTCCGATGAAAGTTCCTGATACTAATATTCATCTAGAATAACTAGATATATCATCATAACCTTTATATCTAACATTGGTTAAGGACATAATAATGTCTAAGCATCCGAAGGATAAGAGTTTTAACGACAAACTAATGTTACTCATGGGAGCACCAATTGTATTAACATGGTTGGGTCTTGCCGCATATGTTATTTACATGGCTACCGCAGACCCTGATGTCGTTCTACAAAACTTAGACGGATTTACTGCTGTATTAGGTTTAATCGGTGGTCCCGCCCTACTCATTATTACTAGCATGTTAGACCTATGGAAGAATGAACAATCTAACGAGATTAATGAAATCCCATCAGAACTCGCACACCGTCGAGATTTACAAACCCTAGAGAGTCAACACAATATCGCTATGGACGCTTATCTAACTAAGGAGGGTAAGAAAGAATGAGTTGGTTTGATATAGTTAAGAGATTACGTAGTAATCAAAACAAAGATAATAAAGATACCGATACAGAAAAAATTGCACCATTAGTAGCAGCAGCAGGAGCAGCAGCAGCAGGAGCAGCGAATCTACTATCGGGTAAAAAGAAAAAGAAGGAATAAATATGACTACAGAAAAAGAAGTTACAAACAAAGTTGAGAAGGCCGAAGATATGGTCGAAGAAGTTTTAGAAGAATTAGAAGATTTAGGTTTAGTTGATGAGGCTACAGCAAATAAAATTCTAGCGAAGGTCGCACAATATAAGCGGTATATTCTTCTGGCCGTGCCTGTTGCTATTGCTCTTGTAGCCGCTATTAGCGCGCTATAAGGGTGATAGAATGGTATCTGAGTGGGAAGAGGTAATAATTCGGGCAAAGGTAAACCCGGAAGATTTCGCAAAGCAGGCTTTAATTAAGGTCAGAAATATTGCAAAAAATTCTGAAATAGTGGCCCTTGAACGTCTTATCCAAGAATACTCAATCGCTACAGAACAATTAGAAAAAACTGGTGATGTAGAAGAAACACAGGTAAAACATCATTTATCCAGAGAATACATTACTAAAGATTTAATACCAACGATATTAGAAGGTTTACAGGAAGCATTAGATTCTTATGACGGACCCATAATAGATAAGGTCAATGAATTTAATCAAATGTTATTAGAATTAGAAGATGACCCAGAAGTTTTTATGCAAAAAATTGCTCCATTTTTAGAAAATGAATACGATAAATGGATGACCCAAGAAAACGGTAAGACAATACCTGAACATGATGTGGGGCTAAGTTCTCCACGAAAATATTTTGAATCAAAAATCGAAATTAACGATAGGGACGAAATTATTTCCTCCTTAGAAGCCCTTATTAAAAAACCTAACACAGATACTTCATTGTGGCAAAAACTAATTAATATCATTCCCGACAAATATGGTATAACTAGACAAGAAATTATGACTGGTCAAAGAAAGAGAAGATATCAGATGGTCCCTAAAGAGCGATTCAATGAAACAATTCTTCACCCTCACACTACCCGCCAAAAGTTTAGAGATTTATTAAGTAATTTACAGAAGGCAAGATTTTTATCCGGTAACATAGGTAAATTTTTACTAAAAGCGGAAAGAGGAGAAGAAGGTTTAGAAGTTGATTCTCCATATCTTATGCTATATAATACCGTTAAAGGGAATTTACAAAATAATTTATTCGGTCGAGCAACTCAAGGAGCAATAATGGGGCGAACAGAACATGTAGGTGAATCTGGAGGTGGCTACACAAAAATATTTAGAAATTTCGCTCAAGATTACATTGCTGCTAACCCAGAGGAGATAATGGATGAGGAGATAATAATAGACCGTGCTAAATTACCTGTAGGAACACCTACATCCTTAAGACAACTATTTGATAGATGGCAGACAGACCCCAATTTTAAATTGGGACCTGCTACCAAAAAAAGAACTTTGGTTGATGATGAAGGGAAGGAACGAGTTAAAGAGAATATTCCCACGATGGCAGACCTATATGGGGATGTAAGATATTCTCAACGTGGGCTTATTGATAGAATTTTATCTGAAGGCGTCAAAATTACAGATACAGATGTAGCAGAAATATTCAAAATATGTTTACCTCCGAATAATCAAATGGAAGATAATATTGCTGAATTAAGAGTCAATTCGTTTCCCGAAAAATTTGATGAGGCAAATGCCTACACAATACTGTCTGCTTATATTTATGTCTTAGACACATTCAATTCATCAAATATTGATGGTCTACTTAGTGACCTAGCAAAAATTAGAGATGATATGCTATCACTAACATACCAAACAAGTAGGGATAAAAGACGGGGTAATCCACCACGTCCGGTTTTTACATATTCTGATAATGGTAAAATACGGGATTATACTGAAGAATTAGAACAATCCGACGTATCTGCTATTATACAACAGATAGAGAATTTTATTACAAAATTGAAAAACGAACTAGAGGCAACAAGTAGCAATGTTTTAGAGGTTTTATATAATAGTATAGAGACAAACCTTAATAAGGACGGTCAGGGTTTATTCACAATACCAACAAAGCAACTAGATAGAGAAGGCGATGAAGGAAGAAAAGGTGGGGGCAGGACAGGAAAGCCCAACCCTCAAGGAGAAACTAAACGTACAAACAAAGGGACTATACAAGAATATTTACTTAATTACAATGTAAAGGACCGTTCACAGACAGAGCATAATATTATAGGGGTGGCTTAATGGACAAAGAATTAATGGAAGTTTTAAATGCAATATTTTCTGATATTAATAGCAATAAAGATATTGATATTGTTGATTTAGAAGAGTTAGAACAACTACTTAATATGGAACCTAATCCAGATAACTATCCTAAATACAAAGAAGACCTCGTAAAAATTCGTATTAGTAGGGAAAATTTTTTCAAGGATTTTAATACCAAAATTTCTTATTCTGATAGCACGTTAGATACGGACACACCGACCATTCCAACCTATCCCGAAAATAATACAAAAGGTGTACTAAATAGATTACAAAGTAAACTAACAGATATGCCTGATTTCACACTCACCAATGCAAATGAGGGAGGGGCGGTTAGAAACCTTATTACTATACTTAACTCTGGAACTTATTCCCCAGAATTACCTATTCCACTATTTACTGAGGATGAAATTAAGGCTTTCACAAATGTTATTATGCAAGTCACTAGAAAGCGTTCTTCTTTAAGACCAAAAGTGGGGGAATTGCTTTCTGAGGTAGCGACAACCTCTGCTACATCAATTACAAATCGAAGAAGAACATACGACCACTGGAGAGACATGAATACTCAATTTAAATTATTTATTGATGCACTAAACAGTGTTGAGTTTAAACCCACTGATGATGAAGGGAAGCAACAAGTCAAAGAGATTCCCAGTTACATCGTAAGAATGGGGCAAGTCACACTTAAAAAAACCATTCACCCGCACTCACCTATAGTAGCAAACGTTCTTCGTGCTAAATATATTAAAAGAGAACTAGAAGATATAGTCGAGTCGGGGTCGTTCAAAGAATACTCTAAAGAAGGTAAGCCAACAGGAGACAGCGGCTACATAGATGAAGCAAACACAGAATATATTTCTGTTCTCGAACAATTAAAAAGGGATATTGCTGATTTATCCGATTCTGGAGAAAACCCATTTGTTAGGGGTAGTAATATAGGTATTGACCCAATACTTTCTATCGTTTTACAAAACGAAGAATTCCCCTTATTACTTTCTGAAGAACAGATACAAATTAATGTAAATAATTTAGTTAAAATCTTAACTGGGGAAATACCAGAAGAAAACTTAGAATTTACAATAGATACTATAGAAGATTACGCTAAAACTATACGAGACGATTTAAAAAATTATCAAGTAATTCAACGGGACGTATATCACTTTGCTATCATGGATGGTCCAGAGGTTTCTCTAAAGCAGGTAAATTTTAAAGATATGGAAAATGCAGCATTTAAAATAGATATTGCTAAGTGGAGCGGTGATAAATACGAAATAGAAGAGGAGGAATTTTCATCTTATACTGAATTAATAGAATATATTAATGATAAAACAAATATTTTAATTAAAAGTTTGGTGAAGTTATTTGATGTTGACGCTTGGGCTAAAACACTTGCTGATGAAAAAGAGGACCCTACATATTCTATAACTTTTCCCGAACGTAGATTAAAAGACCCACGGGCAATCGGTGGTGGGGTCGTGATTCCTGCTTATAGAAGGGCTGAAGTAAAAGAAGTAAAAGAAAACCTACAAGACCTATCTGAATCAATTAAAACGTACTACTATGAAGGTCTAACTAAACAAAATGTCATGTTTAAGGATTTACCTGAATTTGTTAAAACGCCCCAGTATCAGGCTTTAGAAAGAGAATTATCTGGAGACATTACTGCTAAAATGTCGGCGGTTTTATCAACAGGTAAGGCTACCCCACGATATGATGTAGAGTTATTTTCTAGCCTTAACGGGTTTATTTTAAAGTTAAACAGAGGGGACTTGGGAAGTTACACTAAAATCATACATGGCGAATGCGAGAATTTTATTAACTCTATCCTTAATTTATACAGACCTCTTGAGAGAGACGAGATAAAGAGTATTAAAAATAATTTAAGTGTTGTGTTTGGGAGGCTTCTACATGGATTGTTCGAAGATTCTAATGAGGATTACGAACCTGATAAATTTATGGGTAGAACTCTACAGTATTGGGATAATAAGTTTGAAGACATACTGGAACGTACTGGTAAGTCACCAACCCTTTCGTTTGTTAAATTAGGAAGAACACTAGAGAATCCTAAGATTAAAGAATACATTTTAACCGGCACTACTATGAGCAAAACAAATAAAGAAGGTGCTGCAACAGATAATACTTCTACGAAGGCTATAAGGAATGTAGTATATGAAGGCCCTAATAGTTTAATGAATAATTTAGTTAGAGCCAGAGAAAATTTAGGGGCTTTAGATGACCAATTTAAGAAAGCACTTATGACCTCATATGACCTAATCCGTAAAGGTAAAAAATTACCTATCCATGTAGGATTCTTAGATTCTAATTCGTATTCTGATAACGCCTATACTATTGCTACTATGGAACGCATTTATGGCATAGATATATATGCAACAGACATTGATGTTATTATTAAATCTCAGAACACTACTAAAGAATTAGTAAGTTATTTGGGCCTACCCGAAGAAATGGTGTATCACATAAGGGGGTTGTATAGATGGCTATAACTGTCTCAAATAAAGTTATTTCCGAGGCAGAGTTGCTGCAATTATACGCTGAATCTTACCCTAAATATAAAAACAAAAAGAAGGCTAATGGTCAAGACATGCCAAGCACTAGAACTCCTAGAGCGGCACAAAGCGTATTTCCTCCATTAAGTAGACAAACCCCGGATGGTTATTACGTTGCTATGGATGGAGATATTTTAGCAGGTTGGGCTGGGTGGAAAAAATTAGATGGCAATACATATCTTACTGCTGGTTCGGCAACAATGCCTGATTATAGAAAACAGGGAATACAAGAAATATTGTGGTCTAAAAGAGATATAGTTTTTGGAGGTGCTGCGGTTATTGCTATGGCAAATAATAGCCAACGCAAGTGGGTTAATTTTGTAGGTAAGTTTTATCCGAAAGCAACAGTAGATTTACTTCCCGATGATATACAAACGCAAGTGCAGGAAGCATTAGATTTTTATGAGGAACAAGGTAAAAATCCTAACATATTTTACAGAGGCCCCACTGAGGATAGTGCCATGCAAAAAGCATGGGTTGTCATTAAGGGGGAGTGATTATGTTTTTTGATATTATTAAAAAGGCTTCGGATAATTCAACGATGGATGCTGAATATTCTAAATTTAAGCAACTTGTTAATAAAGTAAAAGGGGTCAGAGATTCTATACAAAAAGAGACAAATGAAATATTTGAGGGGTTAAAAGATGTTGTGGCCGGCGACCCTATAGCGTTTGATGAAGCAATGGACACTCTAATATTATGGCTACACAACTATAGCGATAGGCCGATAACTGAGGCTCAGAGAAACATAATGTCAATATTTTACGGTGACGAATATAGGCCAAGTTCACACGACAAAACTCTTTCTGCGATATCTGCCCTACTTTTGCAAAAAGAATATTTACATAAACCTTACCGCATATTCAAAATATTTACTCTTGAAGCGGTTAGGGGCACTTGGACTGAAGATATTGTAAATCGCAATTTACTTCATATTCTTGAAAATACAGAAACGTCAGTCAGTGAAAGGGGTATACTACATTTTCTAGGCGCCCAACTACCTGATGGCGACGGAGAATTTAAAGATTTAATAGGGCAGATTGATGATTGGTATTCTGCTCTATATAATAAAGTTAAAACTACGTCCGATGTAGATTTACTGGGTTCTTTTTTTGTGACGTGGAAGGATGACCCCACACGAGCAGCAAAAGCGTTAACACCATATATTACTAAATTCAGGGACCTTTTATTTCAAGAAATAAATCAATATCTTAATAAGTTGATTTCTGCTGAAAAAAAGTTAATGGACGTATTTGAAATTATAACACAACAAGTAAAAAAGATGGATGACTTATTTGGTAATCTAAGAGACATAGGTGCTGAAGTTAAAGTAGGTCGGCGGACGACCTCCGAAGATGATTACGATGGAATAACAATTACAATGGGAGAATATTTTTTTAATACATCATTGCCGAGATTACTCAGTCCAGAAGATTGCCCTACGCTGCAACACAAACCAACTAAAAGTCAGATTTGCATACAACAAGACCGTGGACACTATCGTAATATCCCTCAAGGGCCCATGTTTGATACTATATTTACTATATTCGCCCTCCTTGCGTCTCGACAAAAAGGTGTTGTGCCCCTTCTAGATTATTTTATATATCTTACAGATTTAGGCATAAATACTGAGGCACACTATTCAGAACATTTAAACATAGAGATAACTGGAGCAACTAAATCTCAGATTACCGCTTTTAGGCGAACTGTTGAGCACTTCAAAGGATTGCGGCTATTTAACTTTAGCGAATCTTCCTCACGAATTAGGACTAAAACATTACCTCCTATTAATACATTTATAAATAGATTTCGTAGAGAAAGAAAAAGGATACAAAGATAGATTTTAAAGGGTGATTAATTGGATAATAACTTATTATACGAAATGGATTTAAAAATGTCTAAAGGTAATTTTGATTATTTTTTTACTAAGGTATTAGGTTATGAAATGGCACCCTTTCATAAACAGTGGTTAGAAGAAGTACAGAGTAGTAATAGAACTGTTATTATTTGTTCTCGTGACCACGGCAAGTCGGTTTTTTTCCACTCTTGGTGTGTATTTCAATTATGTTTTCAGGAGCCTCCATATCAAATGCTGTATATTTCATCTAATCATAAACAAACAATGGTGCATATGAAAGATATTGACCGCATGTTTACTAACATACCACAGTTAAAGCGATTTAAGCCGAGGGCTGGTTGGGCTGTAGGTGCTATGCGCTTAACAAACGGAAATGAAATACTTGAGCGTTCCGTTGGTTCACAGATTCGTGGGCTTCACCCTCAAGAAATTATTATTGACGACCCACTAAAAGAGTTCTCAATGAATGCTATTCAACGTGTAACAGATTGGTTTTGGGGTGATATGATTCCCACATTACATCATACTGCTGCTTTACGAATGGTGGGGACTCCTTTTACTTACACGGATATTTTTTCACAACTATCTGAAAACCCAGCATATGAAGTTAAAAGATACCCTGCTATAAACCAAGCAGGTGAGGCTTTATGGCCTTCCAGATGGGACAAAGATAAATTAGAACAACGTAAAATAGAAATTGGTTCCAGTAAGTTTACTAGAGAATATCTATGTATTCCTATAAGCACAAACACCATGCTCTTTGCACCCGACCATATAGAAAAATGTAAGGACCGAGATGCAGTTCTTACATCATCTAGAATAGCCGAAGATAGAAGATACTATATTGGTTACGACCCAGCGATTTCAGCGAATGGCGATTGGACAGTAATGACTGTATTAGAGGTAGATGATGAAATGAATAAAAAAATAGTCCATATATTTAGAGCACAAGGTTTAGATTTTAGAGAACATATAATGCATGTTATGGACCTCTGTAGAAGATACCAACCGGAAATTGTTATGATTGAAACAAACACATTCGCTAAAGCGTTTTCTATGGAGTTAAAAAATATTAGTGACTTCCCAATAAAAGAATTTACCATGAGTAGAAAACGTAAAGAAGAAATTATTTTAAACTTACAAATGAATATTGATAATCATAAAATTATTTTTCCCTACGGTAATGAAGAATCAAGAAAGGTTAGTAGACAATTGATTCAGGAGTTAGAAGCCTTCGGTATTAATCACAATGGTAAGATAGAAGGCGTGGGCGCACATGACGATATGGTTATATCTTTAGCGTTGGCTAATTATGCTACAAAGAAGTTCTCGGATGTATTTACGCTACTCGATGATGAGGGAATCTTTAATAATGGCTCCCCGTCTATCCCCTTTATAGGTGGTGGTATCTATGGTATTAATTAAGTTCGATACAGACCAAATGCGGCAAGAATTGGACGAGTTAGACAGGGCAAAACAAGACGTTAAACAACAAGAAGAAGCAAGAGTTAAACCTATTGAGGAACGAATTAAACAGAACCTTAAAACTAAGTCAGAAATTAACTCTTGGTTAGACATGCAATCAGATTCAGAAATTGATGTAGTTAAGTCCATTTCTGCTATGTGTGGGGTGAATCTAACAAGTGCTATGTCTTTTATTCCTGCCTACCCTACCCCTCCTGTTGTTGGCGATAAAAATCTTCCTGATTTAGTAAAGGAGATGAGAAAAATCCGCAGAGGTCTAAAGGGTGGACAGCGTGATAGTATCGCTAAAGGTATTGACCACCTAATTACCGCATATCAAGAATACATCGGTAAATGTGTAGATTCTATTTATTGGCTCCGCCCATATCACTCCCCACTCTATGATTCAGGTCTATCCGAATCAAAAATCAAAAAACTATACAGTGTTAAGGATTCAGACCGTAGACAAACAATTATTGATAATCTTTGTAAAATGTGGGACGCTAAGTTAGAGCGTAGGGAATTAGATTACGGTCCAGAATACTCTACTTTAACAAAAGAAATCAATAAGGGTAAAAAAGAAATTTCATCCATACTTCGTTCTATTAAACATCAAGATATTAGAAAGTCCCGAAGAGAAAATATCGAAATAGAAATTAGAGATATTATTAATGAAAATCCGGGAATTACTTCTAATACTATTTTTGAGAAAATGAGTGAGAAACATGCAAAGTATTCCACACCATCTACGATTGCTAAGATGGCTATGACAATAGGCGCTACTAATGTAAATAGTGAATATTACCTTATTAGAGATGCTATTCGTAAAGATTTATATTCCTATGTTGCCGGCTTTATTGATTCGGATGGATATATTACTATGGATAGTAAGTACTCTCCGAGAGTAGGCATGGTCGCCACCGGTAATAGAGGTAGAGCCTTTTTTACTGAATTGGAGTCAGAACTAAAATGTGGTAGATTACATTTAGACCAAAAAGTAGGAGAAAATAATAGAAGTCAGCACCGACTAAATTTTTACAGTGCTAATGATATTGGGACTGTTTTAGATAAGTGTATTCCCCATCTTCGTATGAAAAAGAGTCAGGGGAGATTAGTCAAGGAAGCATTAAGAATTAAAAAGAATCATAAGAACCAACCGTGGGCAAAAGAACGCCTTAAGGAAATTTTCCAACTAATTAAATATGAAAACTGGAAGGATGCTAGGAACACTTATGAATTAGACAAGTATGGAGTTAATCCAGAAGTAGTAGTTAAGTATTTTGATAATGATAAAAATTCAATAATGGATGATTTAGAATCCATCGTAAAGGAGGAATAATATGGGAGTAAGAGATAGGCTAAGTAATTTAATCAGGAGAAGGACACCTACTCCTGTAGAAAAGGAAGTATATAATTTAGGTATACAAGAAAAGAAACACCCTCAACATATTTTGGGTCCTGCCCTATACAACGTAGCAGACCAATCTGTTGTTGTTAGGACGTGTATTACACAATTAAAAACGGAAATTTTCCGTCGAGGATATCAGTGGGAAAAGGCATTTTATAAAAAATGTACTAGTTGTGGTGAAGAATATCAATCAGAAATAGACGAGTGTTCTGTTTGTGGCTGTGTTGAATTTAGAGGCCCCGACCCCATGCAAAAGAAATATGCTGAAAAAATGGTAAACGGGTATGTAAACAAATCAGACCAGTTATTCGTTGATGTTTTAAAAGAAATAGAAAGAGATTTAAATGTTGCTGATGATGCATATCTTATATTTGTTAAGGAATATTATGTAGATGAGTTAGGTAATATTAAACTACATAAAGTAAAAGAACTATACCGTGGTGACCCACTAACTATGTATATTGATGTAGACAACGACGGTGATAGAGGAACTTCACATTATACTTGTGTTACCCATAGAGAACTATATACAGATGACCCACATGAAAATTGTCCTGAATGTAATGCTTCTTTACACCCTGTTGTATATGTTAATCGCGTTCATGGACATGAACAATATTATATCGAAGGAGAGGTTGTTCACGTTAGTAAATTTAGCCCTAGTAGGCTATACGGAACATCACCAATTATTACTCTATGGAGTCATATTACTACCCTTCTTGCTATGGAGAATTATATTAATACATCGTATAGTAAGGCCCGCACACCGAAGGGTATCTTAGCGGTTCAGACAAACAATATGGATTCACTAATTAGATACTGGAGAGGTGTTAAAGAGAAGTTAGAAAAAGACCCACACTATATTCCTATTATGGGTATTGAGACAGAAGCCGGAGGACGTGGAGAAGTTAAATGGGTTCCGTTTATGCAGAGCCTAAAAGAAATGGATTATTCCGCAGTTAAGGATGATTTAAGAATGCGTATTGGTGCTTTCTATGGTATATCACCGATTTTTCAGGCTGATAACACAACCGGTGGCGGTCTAAATAATGAAGGTTTACAAATTACAGTAACTAACAGAACCATAGAATTAGCACAAAGCGTATATAATAAATATATATTTCCTTATATGGAAAGACAGTTTGGTGTTACTGATTGGAATATTAGGCTGCTACGCTCTGAGGAAGAGGACGATGTTCATGCTATGCGACGACGTGAAACAGAAGTCAATATTGCTGGTCAAATGAAGAACTTAGGGTTTGATGTAGATATGGACGAAGACGGAAACTTTATCTTTAAGAAGATGGTTAAGCCGGATGAAGTAATACAACAAGCACAGGCTAAAGGTGCAGAATTTCAGGCAGACCCATATGCAGGAACAGATATAGATGCTAGATACTTAGGGCAAATGCAAGCAGATATGATGCAGCAAGGCAACCAACCAATACAAACAGAGGGCCGTGGAAATAAGAGTAGTACTGCTTTACAATTAGCAAATAGAAATACAGGTGCTCCCGCAGGAACAGCGAATGAAAATGTGGATAGGAGGACAGAATAATGAACTGGCAAGATATTCTTAAAACAGATTTTAAGAAATTAGATAATATAGCATTAAGAAATTTATATTATAGTTTAAAAGATACTGCTAGAACTGAAGAGGATAGAAAATTTCTTTTTCAAATAATTGAAGAAATGATACAAAGAGGTATGTGGAGAACTTCCAATTACAGAACAGGCAGAAAATAAAGAGAGATGATAAAATGACTGACATGATTAAAAGAAAGTTAAATGATATGAAACAACAATTAAGTAAAATCGAGAGCAAAGTAAATGCTCCCGAACCCGTTCAGAAAACAACAACTAACATGGTTCCCGCAGGTGTTGGTGAAGCAACAGAACCTACGCGAGAAGCAGAACCCGGCGCACCCGGTTTTATTACTGGTGGGCCTAGAATGAGTAAGAAGATGAAAGAAGTTTAAGGTGATTAAATGGGTTGGGAAAATATTGTGAAAATTAAAAAACCATCACCATATGTCCCAAGAACGGTCACCGTTGGTGAAGAACCAAACAAAAAGGATTTTAAAGAAATAGGTATTCCACAACCTTTTTTTGATAATTTAGAGGAAAGTTTTCTTAATGATATTTTAGAATTATTACCTGACCTAAAAATGGATACTATCCAAAAAATTGAGGTTCCATACGATAAAATATTAACATTAGATTTTCTAAGATATAAAAAAATACCATCAGAAAAAAAGAAAGAATACTTAACTGATATAAAAAACAAAATAGTTAATGAAATTTTTTATATAGTTATAAAACCTACATTAAAGGGACGGCAATCGGTTCTCCCTCCATATCCAAAAACACCATTAAAAATATTACAGGATAGACCTAATATTGATTATGAAAAATATGGTGGGGAGGGTACGCTTTCAGATAGATTCGTAGACCAAGCGGAAGAATTAGTTACGGACATAGCCACAGCAATCAGTAGAATATTAGTACCCTATGTTAAAGAAACCACTAAAAGGTCCGAGCCATCCAAAGATGATGACGATACTCCGAGACAAGAACAGATTGTAGAAACACCAGCGAGTAGTGTAGATATGGGTACGGTCTATGCTACATTATTACAGGGTACGGATAAAGCCAGAGGCTTCAGGGATACAGTTGATTTAGATTCCGAAGGTAAGCCCAATATTACTAACGAGGTTGTAAGAATCTTTGAAATACATATTAATGACTTGTATAAAAATGTGTATATACATAATGCAAGTAAATTTAATGACAAAATTTACGCTAAAGTGGATAAATTTTTTGAGCAGTTACAAGAACTAGATAACTCCGATAAAGATAACGCCTACAGAAAACCTCATGTTCTCCTAGATAATATATCAATGTTAAGAATAATAATGAGAATATGGTTCACTGCATATAGATTAACTAATGTAAGAAATCTGAATACTGGGTTAAATAAACCAGTACGACAATCTGCAAAACGTGAATATAAACCAAAGGGCTTAAAAATGTGGATTGGGGATGAAGAATTTGAACTAACTCCACAAAATGCTCAATTGTTACAGGAAGAATACAAAAAGGTAGGAACGTATAGTTTCCGCGACCCAAAAGCGGGAGAAAAAACGGCTAAAAGAGAGCAGGAACTTGCTGAAAAACAAAAACAATTAAAAGAAACAGTAAGTAAAATTAAGGAAATAGATAAACTTTTACAGGATACAGATGAAAGAAAAAACGAAGACGGGTTATTAGACCTAGCAAATATGATTGATAGTGGTGAGGTTGAAGTATCGGTAGGTGGAAAGTCGATACAAGACAGTGAATTAGTATCAAGTCAGAAGTTAAGAGCAGACCGTAAAGAATTATTACGTCAGCATAAAGAATTAGAGGCTACTATTCGTGTTAAACCATCCATTGAAGACAAAGAAATAATTGAAGCGGCTATGGCAATGGTAGACCCTTCTTATGCAAGGTCAGGAAAAACAATTACTAGAGAAGGTGCTCAACAGACGCAATCAATGAAAAGACGTGCTGCACTTGGAGCATATGATACGCCACCATCGGATGATAAGCGTTCTAAAGAAGAGTGGGAAAAAGAATTCCAAGAGGCTCAAGCCGAAATGTATGGCGAAGGTAAATACCCTAAAGGGGGTAAAGTGGGCAAAGCATTGGATTTACTAATGGGTGAATTGGGTGTAACATCAAATACTATAATTAAAGCAGACAATAGTAAAATTCTACAAGAATTAAATAAAAAAGACAAAAGATTAGTAAAGACCCTACTACAGTTGGCACACCCAACAGAATACTTCAATGAGGATGCCCTAAAATTAGGAGAACTTATTACGGTATTGAAGTCGTTGGGTATTGTTAACGATAATAAGGCGCTAAAAAAGAAAGTCCTTAAATACGAGGACGAGAATCTAAAGGTTGTGAAGAGAGCGGTTCGATTACGCCGCGAATATGAAAAACTATATAAATCAATTAGAGAAGTAATCTACCCGAAGTCAGGTGAAAAAGATGAGTAATGATAACGATTTACAAATGTTACTAAAAGAGTTAGTAGACCGTGTTAAAAGCCTTGAGGCTATGGTTTACAGTTCAGATAATATTCTTATGAAGTCGGGTCTTGTTAAGACCCAAACACAGGTTCCCGCTGTTTCTAGTGGTAGTCCACTACCCGATGCTGATACCATCGCAAAAATGGATTGGACAGAACTAGACAGCATGGTTAAAAAAATTAATGGTGAATAATATGGAATACGATAATTTAGGAGAAACAGAAAATTTAAGCGCACATAGGGATGCCCAAAGCGATGCGGAAAAGAAAGTAACAATGGCCCTAACACAATTACGAGATTTAACAACATTGATTAGTAACCATTTAGGAAGTCCAGTGGACCCTGATGAACACGCAGAAGATGTTAAAGTAAATAAGCCAGCATCTAAGAAAGTAGATGTATTTGGTGTTCAATTTGATGATGGTCCATTAGGTCCACGTTCTATTCCTCGTGGTGCTGCAAAACCAAATAAGCCAACAACAATGAAAAAGGCATATGGTCGTGATAAACTAGATAGAGATTTAGCAGGACAAAAGTATGTAGGGCGTGGTGCAGACCGTGAACCTATGGAGGATGAAGCCGGTCCTATGGAAAGAGGTCCAGTAATGGGTAAAAAGCGTAAACCATCAGTAAAGGAATCTTTACCAGAAATGGCTGCTTCTTTTAAAGCAATTGCTGAACAGGTAAAATCTGTGAACATGTTGTTGGGCAAATTAGTCGAGCAGGAGGCTTCAACAAAAGTTTCCGCTAAAAGAGCAAATAGACCACAGGATGAAGACGAGCCTACTAAGGACAGATTCTAGGTGGTTTAATGTGGATTGGAAAATTATCCTAAAAGCAAAATTATCTGATTCTCAACGTATTACTATAATGCGTATTATTACTAAATATTTACAAGATAAAAATATAGGTATTAACATAGAATATACCGGTATAGACCCCGGTGAATTTAGTTTTGGGACTGAACAAGAAGTAAGATTTCCTAATAACTATAAAATTACCACATCAGACGCTTCAGCAAATTTTCATATAGATTTTAATCCTCATAATTTACAACCTGTAATTAGACATAAAAGTGGTCAACTAAGTTTAACACTAATGTTAGAAGATATTTTAGGAGTAGGGGACCCAGAAAGAGCCGAAGAACCATTAATAGATATGATAATGGAAGTAATGAAAAAACCAAAAGCCGACAAACCAAAAGACGACAAAGGGGATGTTTCTTTTGGTTAATAGGTGGATGCCAAAATATAATCACTGTAGGGTCTTATATCTTACCGCCAAAGAAGACCCAAAAACCTATGGTGGTGAATGGGCAGAACTTATTTCTGAACTACAAACGAGTATGGAAGATGACGAACATCTTAAATCATACGTTGAACTACGAATACCACTTACTCGACTTAATCAAGCAAGGAATGTTACATCATCCCATGCAAAATTAGTTCTAGACGTGCTACGTGAAATTGCCACATCTAGCCCTATATCAAAAGAAGACCAAACTAAACTAAACACTTTTATTATGCCAAATAAACCTATGTATAGAATATTCGAGATTGATGACCTTAAAGAACTTAAGGGGTTTACAGGTGAGTGGATTGTTCAAGAAAAATTTGATGGTCTTCGTATTCAGATTCACAAACTTAAAACTGTAAAAATATTTTCATTTAATGGTAGAGATATTACAGATAAGTTCCCAAAACAAGTAAAAAGATTAGAGCAAGATGTGTTTCCAAAATGTATATTAGATGCGGAAGCCGTTCTTTACAAAGATAACGAACCCCTACATAGAGCAGACACAATTGCTTATATTAACAAAAAAGACGCTAAGGCAGATATTAAAGTTCACGTATTCGATATTCTTCGGCATCAAGGTGAAGATATTTATGCTAAGAAGTTAGAGGAAAGAATTATGACTCTCTTTAAAGAATATTCTGCACTAAGCGACGACCAAATACAATTCCCATCTAAACGCGATACGCGCTCTGCAGATTCATACGAAGAGATAGAAGATTACGCAAAGGAGATAATGCAAAATCCAACATCAGAAGGAGTAGTTATTAAAGATAGTAAGTCATCATATGTTATTGGTAAGAAGAAAAATCCTAAGTGGGTTAAATGGAAAAAATTCATAGATTTAGATTTAATGGTATTAGAAGTTAGAGAAAATAAAAATGGGACTTATAGTTACACATTAGGTGCTGGACCTATGGATGACGATGATGAATATAAACCAGTTGTAGAACATGAGGGTAAAAAATACCTTAACGTTGGAAAGGCTCTAAATACAAAAGAAAAGGTAGAAGTTGGAGATATTATTAGAGTTAAGGTTGACGAAGTTCAAGCAAATAAAAAGGGATTTTCTATCTACTCTGCCAAATTTGTCGAGATACCTGAAGTAACAGAAGCGGAAAGAATTATTACCTTAAAGTTCCTTTCAGAAGATAACAAAAAAAGATTATCAGATTATACTATTGAAGCACTAACTAAATCATATGTAATTACAGATAACATACATGGGTCTGCAATTATTAAAGGTGAACTATCTATGGAAGGTTTTATCGTTCACGGGTTTGAAGAAAATAACCTCATGGCAAAAAATGCTACTATTGATATAGAACTTTGGAAGGAGGAACTAGGTAATAAGTATCTAAAGGATAGTGCTGTTTTAATGACATTGGTTAGTAATATGACTCAAGAAGATACCAAAGTATCTGTAAAAGAAATAATCTCCCGTGCTGAAAATATGAATAATATACTTAGTAGATTATTTAAGGGTAAGGGTGAAAAGTTAGAAGAAGAAGTTACTGCCTTTTTACGTGAGCGTGGTAATGCTTATGGTATTCTGTATGATAAACCTGCTCGTCTTTTTTATAATGATGATAAAATAGAATTAAAAGAAGAACCTACCACGTTTGAATTATGGCGAAGAAAGGACAAAGACCTTAATTTTGTAATAAAGCACAAAGGAAAAGAAATGGTTTGGCGAATAGAACAAAGTGAAGACATAGATATGTATAATTTGTTTGGTAAGGCGGATAAATTTTTAGCACAAATAGATACTGATGCGGATAAAGTAAAATTATTATCTAAAGGTGGTGCAGTAATTGGTAGTCAAAGAAATGGTTATCACGAATACATAATTGATTCAAAAATGTATGATGGTAAGATACACTATCGGGTCGTACCATTTAAAGATAAGAATAAGTGGATAGTATGGACAGGTTATAAAACCAAGCCCACAGATAAGACAAGCGATGAAGGACTTGTAAATATCTACGACGATAAGTATAAAAAACTCAAGTTTTCCGATTAACTTTATATAGTATAGTGGATTAACCTCTGAGTATGGCGTTAAGCACAAATATGCTAGGAGCGCATTTTGGAGCCGGAAGTGAACTGGTTATTCTAAAGGGTAGTAGAAACGAACCTTTAGTAATTGCTGGCTACGCATCAGTAGATGTAGTAGATAAGCAGAATGACCTAATTACGTTAGATGCACTTAAGGAAGCATCTGATAAGTTCATGAAAGGTGATTATAAAAATGTTATGATAACGCATTCCAATGTGCAGGTAGGAGAAGTGATTGATAATTGGACGGACTCAAAAGGAAATGTATTAAAAACACAAGTTGATGATACAGGACTTTTTGTAGTTATTAAACTTAGAGAAGATATTGAGAAAGCAAGAGAAGTAGGACGTGAGATTCGTAGGGGAAATCTACGTTCTTTTAGTATCGGAGGTCAAGCCCTTCACAAGTCGAATAGATACGACCCCGATGTTGGAACATATAAGGAGATAGATAAGTTGGAGTTACACGAAGTAACGATTTGTGAAGAAGGCATAAACCCCGAAGCGAAATTCGATATTGTTAAAGAACATAAAAGAGATGATAAAATGTCAGAAGAAATTGCAAAAGCATTAGAAGAATTTAACGACGTTGTAGCAGCATTGCGCAACCAAGTTGATATTAAGAAAGATGATTCAATGGACGAGGAAAACATGGAACCTATGATGGAAACAGATGAGGAACTCATGGAAGCCCCGGTAGAGAATCTTATGGATAAGGCTGAAGAAGATGACGAAGAGATGTTAGACGACGAGGAAAATAAGGCTGAGTCCGTAGTATACGGACACAACGAAACTGGTCAGTCCCGCATTGATGGTGCATTAACTGGACGCTACAGTGGCGAATTTAAGAATTTCGTCACACGAAAGTCCGAGAGTATTAACTCATTGGACTTAAGCGAGGAAACCCTCGCAAAGGCTTACGAGCAGTTTAAGTTAGAAAAGGAAGAGGCCCGCGCTTATGATGTAATCAAGGAGCAGTTTGAAAACCTTTACGAGCAAGAACTAAAGTCAGAAGCAGAAGATATTGCTAAGGCAAATTACGACGCTGCTGCTGAAGTCGCTGCACTCAAGAATGAGTTCGCAGAACTTCGCAAGTCATTAGAAAGTAATAACAATGTTATTGCAAAGCAGGTTCAGAGCGTTGCTGCTGGACCACAGTTAAGTGAGGAAATGCTCTTAAAGATGCAAAACATTGGAGAACTATCGTGGGAAGAGGTTAACGCCCTAGCCCGCGAACTACAGGAGTGATATAAATGAGTGTAAACACAATTAGAACAATTCAGGATTTAGAACGAGCAACCTACGGTAGTATGGGTGGAATGCAGTTACTAAAGGGAGCAGGAGCAGAATCAGGTATTCACTCCGCTCACGATGTAACTCTTCAATCTGCATTTAACGGTAGTGGGCTTTACAACCATATTTACGGACAGAAAGTTTGGTCAATGCTTAACCGCGAAATTAACGCATTAAGTATTTTACCTAAGAAACCTTGGTCTTCCTCCGGTTGGCGCATCTTAAAGGAGCGAGCAATTGGTGGCGGAGCAGATGTTTGGGCTACGACTGGTGGAACTGGTCACGGTTCTCTAACAGAAGGAGCAATTGGTGGTGTAGCAGAAAATGCAGCATTTACAACAAGTGCAACAGATGGACTAAGTCCATTGAAGCCAGTTTATGATGTACTATATGCTAGCCCAAAAACCATTGCACATCAGTTCGAGATTTCCGAACTTGCTGCTGCTATGGCAAAGATTGACGATGGAATTGGCGATATTATGTCTGCTTACCGTGAAGAAATTGGTGTTTCTCACGCAGAAGTCATGAATCATATGGCTCTAATGCCACTTGAATCCCAATTTAGTGGTGCTACACCATTAAGCGGAATTGCTAACAACCTAACTTCTTTGTATAAGATTGTATCTTCATATGATGAAGTTAACGCTATGGACGGTGGAGTAATTATCACTGGTACACAAACTGCTGCTGAAGAATTAGTACGTCTTTATGGTCATGACCGCGCCGCTTCTGGTGCTGATTGGCTAAACGCATATGTTGACTACGGTTCTTCATACGCTGCACGACGACCATTAACTCTTAACTTGTTAAACACAGCATTACGCGAGTTGCAGATTCGTGGCGGTTCACCAAAGGTTATCCTAACAGGATATGATACAATTCAGGCCCTCGGTGAATTACTACAATCTCAAGAACGATTTATGGGACGAACAGAAATTGTTCCTACTCATAACGGTGTTCGCGGTGTAAAGGGACGAGAACTTGGATTCAAGGTTGCAACATACCATGATATTCCAATTATCCCAACAAAGGAAATGGGAAGTACTGGCTCAGGAACTGGTCTATCAGATATACTTATCTTAGATACAGACCATATTTTCCTATGCACTCTAAAACCAACCGAATATTTCGAGGGCGGTATTGACGCTGGCGACCCATTCGGTGTAGGCAAACTTGGAAACCGAGGGCTTTACCGAACAATTGGTGAAGTCGTCTGTACTTTCTTCAAGGGTCAAGGTAAGATTACTAACCTTTCGTGAGTGTGATATAAGATGACACATACAGTAACACTAATTAGTGACCATTTAGGCTCGACTCGTCCTAGAGTTATGGGTAGTGAATATGTTGTAGATGCTAGTATTGATATTACTTCATATACCGCTAACGGGGAAACAATTACTGCCTCTAGTTTAGGCTTAAGTGAAATTTCTTGTGTAGTAGTATCTGGTATTTCAGTAGATACTATTTCTGGTGGATATGCTGTATCTATGATTAGTGCAGAAGTAGCATCTGGAGCAACCGATGGTGGTAAATACCAAACGGGTGCAAACAGAAATGAGTTTCAAATTCATGCTGCTGCTGCATCTAATACTGATAACATTGGCGAAATTAGAGTAAGAGTTTGGGGACTACTTTGAGGTGAATAAGATGGTTCGAGTACGATACTTAAATGGATTTTGTCGCGTATATGGTAAAGAATTTTACCCTAATATGTGGACAGAAGTACCGGACGATTGGCTGCCTAGATTAAGTAATGATGCAGGTTGGGAAATTGAAGGAGAAACAACAGAAGAAACAACAGAAGAAACAACTGAATTAGTTGAAGAAACTGTTGAAGAAACTGTTGAAGAAACTCTTGTGGTGGAGGAAGAAGAATCTTCCGATGAAGCCCAAGAGGAACCTTCACTATCAATGACCAAAAAAGAATTACAAGGTCTATGTGACGAAAAAGGACTTGAGTATTCTAAGTTAGATACTAAGTCCACACTTCTAGGTTTATTATCCGGTGAAGAAGAATAATTATTATGTCCGCTATCCGCAAATCTACACTAAGTTTATAAGTAGGTTTGCGGGTAGTGGTATTAAGTCGGTGACTATATGCCTAGAACAAGAAGCATTAGATGTACTGAAAACACAAATGTTATTCAGCAATTAGAAAAGATACGTGATGGTAATGTTACCACGCACGAAAACCCCTGTATGTTTAGGGGATTATTAATAGTTAGTACTAACTCTGGAGCAGATGTTGGTGCTAATTTTAGTATTTATGAAAATAATATTGGTAGTGGATTTACTGTCCCTGCCGCTGTTGCTGTTTCAGCATCGAATAAAACAATTACTTTATCTAGTGGTTCATGGTTAAATCGCGGCTTACGCGTTGGTATGGTTATTACTATTTCTGGTTCCGATGAATCAGGTAATGATGGTGATAAAACAATTACCGCTTTAACCGACACTGTAATTACTGTATCGGAATCAATGGCTGATGATGCCTCAGATACAGGTATGGTAATTGATATTAAAGGTGGAGATACTGTTGGATTAGTCGCAAAGTTCGCATATAAGAGTATGGGTTCTAGCGGTGGAGCCGGTGGAAATGACCCTACTGAATTATACGAATTTAGTGGTATTCTTTGTCGTGGTGGACTCCGAATTGAATCAAGTTCTTGGAGTAATTTAGAGGCTTACATTCTTGTGGAGTGAGCCACTTGACTTCTGTTCTTGCATTTAAGGACTATACTGCAATCGGTGCAGAAACAAAGTATACCCAAGAAATTGCTATAAATTTATTAAATAAATATATTTTTCCAAGTACTGCTTATGAGGGCGAAATAAATAATGTACAAAATCCTAGTAGAGTAGTAGAGGACGCTTCAAGAATTGCACAAATTAAAGGCGTGAAGCGTGGATTAATTAGTTGGTTATTTTCTCATGAAGATGATGCCGAACAATATATTCCTAACTTTAACGAACAAGAGTTTGATAATATTAATAGAGATGCGTTTAATAGTATTTTAGACATGAACATGCAGGACTTTTTACGTGGTGTCGAAGGAACTACAGTAGAAGCCTTAACTCAAAGTATTGATAATCTTGATGTAGCGGCAGTTGGTGCTGATAAATTTAAAGCAATCGCAGATGCAGTTAAAGATGGTAAATTTTTCAATACAAATATTACGTTACGAGATATTAAAAATAAAACGGCAGTAAGCGAACAATTTTATAAATTAACACCTACTACTGTAGATGACCCCCTCTTTCAACAATATTTACAAATGACCGAAGATACACAATATGCTACTGCTAGTTCAGCAAAAGAAGGCACAAAAAAGGGCTATCTTAATATCAATAAAATGCTAGAAGTCGCAAAAAGATGGGCTCATGTTATTTCATCAAGAGAATTTACTAAAATTTTAAATGGTGTAGAATCTAATACAACCGATGAAGAACTAGAAGAATATAGAAGGCAGGGAGTGGATATAAAGTGGGAAGGTCTTAATTCACCTGAAGATATTATTGCACTTATGAAAAAAGGAGAAGATACACCTTGGCAGATAATCTTGGCTAATTTTTTGGCACGTAGTATTGTAGATAAAAGTAGACCAGACCATATATCATATAACTACGAATTATTTTACCCATTATCTGTGTTTGATGAATTTTCAAAAATGGATGAACTGTTAGATGAAATTAAATCTGAATCTCTAGATAAATTAAAAAAATTTATGGTTAAAAACACATATGATTTTTCCTTTGACGTAGAGGACTTTGAAAAAGATTTAACATTTAATAATAACTTCAGTGATGGGGATGACTTAAATAAATTTTTAAACGTCTGCCATGTTATAGAACTAGTTAATGAACACGATAATAAAAAACTAAAAGGTTTAGATGCAGTAAATAAATTAGCATCAGAAATCGCAGAGGAGGTTTTAGAACAACTTTCTGGTGGTAAAATAATAGTGACACAATCTACTACTAAACAGGTAGATGTAGAGTTAGACGGTAAAAATTTACCATTAAGAATATTAGAGGGGACAAACCCCATATCTATAAATGACATGGAAGATTTACTAGGTGAGACAGAATACACTAAAGATACAATAAATATGTTAGATGGAAAACAGGATGATGCTAGTATTATTGAAATATTTGATAAAATAACAAGTAAAAAGAAAACCGATAAAGGAATTGCATTCTCGAAAGCGATAGTATATACTAGTACTTCTGAGAAAGATACTGTAGAACTATCACTAAATATTAACTTAGATTTGTCTAAAAAATCACCAATTCCTGACGCAGCAAAAAGTATGACTAAAACTAGAAAACCTAACATACAAAAATTTAATAACGAGTTAAATTTACAAAAATACGCTGAAGTAAATACAGATAATACAGAACCAGCCAAATTATCAGTCGATGAACAGTTACTTAATATTGCTGAAAAGGCTTTAGACACTTTACAGGATTTTGGAAAAACACATAGAATGTTATCTATAATTAAAGGTAATGATGTTCAGAAAATACTAAGGCAGACCCAAATAAAATCTGTTATTAGTATTTTAAATTCTGTTATCAATTCGGCTAGTGATGAGGTAAAGGGACAATATTCTGAAAGATTATCTAATATTACGAATGTTATTGTAAAAGATGATTTACAATACGATGAATTAATGACTGTTATAGAACCAATGTATACTTTAATAACTGATATAACCCAACAATTAGAGCCTAGTGATGATGAATTAATGCCTGAAACTTCAGATATGTCCGACGAAGAATATGAAGAGTGGGCGGAAAGGAAAAAGAAAGATTTGCAGGAATTGGAAGATGAAGAATCCGATGAAGAAGAGGGGGTCGTACAAGACGACACATTATCCCCAGAGGTATTTTTAGAACTTGAAGGTGAAATAAAAGACCCTGATGATATTGGTACCATAGCCCATTTACGTAAAATTACTCAATCAGATAATGTAGACGATGTATATAGAGAGAAATTAGATTTTCTTAACGAATTTGGAAGAAGCGAAGACAATATTAATGCCATAAAAAGTTTAACAGATGAAAAAGAGAAACTAAAAGGGGATGATGAGAAGAAGGTACAACTATTAAATGTTAATGCCGAATATAATCTACGTACTATCTTACAACAATTAATGCAGGTTGACGAAGAGGCCAGTGTTCCGTTTATAAACAGCCTAATTACAAAAGCAAAAAAATCAATCAGTAGTTTTAAAAAGACGAAGGGTATAGAAAGTACAATGGGTAGTAGTTATAAGTTACTAAAGGGCTATAATATTAAACAAATGGTTATTGATATTCTTACACGTTCAAGTGGTTTTAATACCGTAGATATTGCGGACTTATCAGGGACAATAAAACTCACTTTTATATTTAATAAATCATATGGGAGTCAACAAAGGTTTGGTAACAAACTTAAGTCCTTTACTAAATTACAATACTCGCAGAAAAAACGAGTTGAATCGACAAGCGGTAAAGTTGATTTTACTGTGGTCCCTCTACACGGTAAAAACTATACAATGAGAAGTGTATTAACGCAGCAAGATACTGCTAGGGTTTCTGTTGGAGATAAGAGAAAAGGTGAAATATATGACTTCTTTAAGGTAAGGATTTATAATGAACTTTACTCTAACATTAACGAGTTAGATAGATTACTTAAGCGGGTGGAAGCAGAATGATACACAGACCTTCAGATACATCAATAAATCAAGCGGACTACGCAAACGGTATAGGTTACTATACCGACGTGGCAAGAATTGCTAATTTACTCAGTGTTCCAGAATTCGATGATTCATCATATCCGACAGAAGGTCATGTGGGTGAACTAATTCGCTATGCAGAAGATTATATTGACGAATATACAAAAGATTCATGGCGACCAATTTTAATCGAAAACGAATACCATGATTTTGATTATGATATGTTTAGAATGAATAGGGCTAGCATGTATAATAAGTATACAGATTATGTAGGGTATATCCGACTCAATGCAGAAAATCTTCGTAAAATAGTTAGGCTTGCTGTATGGCGTGGTAATCAGTGGGAAGAACTTGCTGGTGCTACTTCTTCTGTAACAATTACTGACCATACTAATATTACAAATGTTGTTTTACGTTTACCTAATAGCGGAACTACTTTTACACTAACTCCCGGAACTACGGTTAGTACATTCAATACTACTTATGGTAATCGCACCGCTGCATATGAGTTAGCATATCTAATTAACGAACAGTTACCTGTTATGACTAATGGGTTTACCGGGTCAAGTGGGAGGAAGGCTATAACATCAGGTTCAGATTCTATTAGTGATTTCTTTTATGCTACTGTGGAGCAGGACAATAAGATAGTAATCTCATCTACGCTACTGGGCGATGATGGTAAAAACTGCACACTTACTGTAAGTGGTAGTGGGGTTTCAAGGGAAGATTTTTCAGATACCGAGGCCCGGGGCCGTGAGCAGGACTGGTGGGATATTCGTAATGATGGTGCTATATTTTTCCGAACTAACTACCCATATAATCAAAAACACTCTATTCGTGTTACATATCTTACAGGAGGGGCGTCAGTCCCTGCTATTATTACTGAGGCCGCTACCAAAATTGTAGCATGTGAACTTATGGCCGAAGACGATTCAACGCTTTTACTTGGTGAGAACGGTGAGGCCGGACTTGCTTTAACAGATAAATATACTAAGTATAAGGAAGAAATTGATAAAATTCTCGGTATGAAAAAGCGCCTTATTTATTTCTTGGATAGTGATTAATATGTGGTATGATATAATTAAACAGGATAATGAGTTTTTTCTTGGTATAGAAACCTATGGTCCAGAAGTTAGCATGGCTATTTCTAATTATTCTATGGGGCTTACAGATACATTAGGTTTACGACTTATAATTGATACTCCTACAGCAAAACGTTTTAGGAAAAAAAATAGAAAAAAACTTATAGATGGTATATTTACTAAAATATATTCCGATATAATTAAAAATCATATGGAACTTGGAGAACCTATTGCTAAAGATAAGTTTTACGAATTAGTTGCGGATGAAGCAAAAAAATATACTATAACGATGGAAATTTTAACCAAGAATAAAATTAGTAAGAAAGTAACTAATTTATACGTTTTAACATCAAGTGGAAAAATTGGAAGAAAATACCAACATTATTACAAATATGCGCGTAAAGTGAGCCCCCGACCAGTTCAAGATTTAATATCAAGGGGATATATTGAATCTATTTCTGCCACAAATTTAGCACCAAGAGGAAATGACCCGGACGGCAGCAGGCGAACCAATACACATAGTCCTGACACAGCATATGGTTCGAAAGGAAGGGCAGTCCGAACATTAAGTAGAGATTACGAAAATAGTTTTATTAAAAAAAGAGAAGTTCCTCCTGATTTATATTTAGATAAACTACGTCCGTATATGGCAAGACCAACAGTTTCACGCGATAGAAGCCATCCCCCTAAACCATTTAGAGGGCGACGATAATGTTTGATAAGATTTTAAAGAAACTACAAACCTTACAAGAAAAAATACCTAATGTAGTAGAAACTACTAAGTCGCAGGCAGAAGAAGTAGAAAATATGAGCGAAGAACTTCTTGGGGTTAGAATGTCAGAAGAACTTACTGCTAAGTTTATAAAGGAAGAAATAAATAATAAAATTACTCAGGAATTAAAAAAGGTGTTTGAGTAATGGCAGTAACAGAAGACGAAACAACATCACTTATTACAATCCTTAGTGATAACTGGGCTGCTGCTTGTACTGCTTTAGATACTACAAACGGTAATGGACAAATAGCAGACATACACGCAGTAACTCCACAAATACTAGATATTAGAAATATGAATTCTGGTAAAAATACTGATGCTCAAGGTCGCGCCCGTGGTGGTAATAGGATTAATACTAGTAAGGTAGAAACAGGAGATAGAACTGCTGGGACTCCCGAACCTATTTATTCTAATGATTTACTTATTATTTCTCAAAGTTCTCAAACTGTAAATTACCCTACGGTATTTTGGGATTCCCGTGACGAAATTCATGAAATGGAAATATGGATTCGCACTAGACAGGATGATAGAACACTAACTAATGGAAGTAAGGTTTCCCCTAATTCTGGTACATTTGGTATAGACCGAATCCGAAGCCTTTATATTATAGTTAGGTATATAATCGAATTAAGGCGTAAGGGCTATATCAAAAATGGCTTGTTGTATCAAAATATTAACCACTTAATACTAGGCGGAAGAACAGAAAGTAACGACAAGAGAAATAAATTATTCGGATATAAAGTAAATATAACAATGAGAAGATTAGCACAAGGCGTCACATGTTAACAAAAAAAGTAGGTAAGTAAAATGTCAACATCAGAAGTATGGATGGGTTCCGGTCTAACAATGACTATGGCCCCTGAAGCAAAACTGTTTTTAGGATATATGCCGTATGGCCCAACATTAGGTAGAGCAAGCACAAATAGAGCGCACTTAATTAAGTATAGTTTAGGCTATGCTGTGGATGGAGCATCTGTGGTAATTGATAATGCACATGGAGAAGGTAGTAACGCTGTAAAACATTTTACAGATTATTACCATTTAGTTCCTGATTTATATACGGGTTGTACAGCAGAATTTTATACTAAGAGTGCTTCTGGAGATTCTTACGCATTAGAATTTACTGCTATGGTAGCAGGTAATGATGCTGACGCTATTTACCTTTCTGGTAATCTTGCTGATTTTCCAACATTATTCGCTGACGAAAATGCTGCTGTTTCTTCTTCAAGAAAAAGAGGATATATTTGTTTACAACAACATGGGGCAGTAGTTCCTGCACCTATTAGTTTAGAAACAGTTGCTACTGTTAGTACATTTACAAAAGATATTGAAGAAGTAACTGCTACATCAGGTACAGATTTAACTAAATTAGCGATTGATGAATTAGTTTATGATACAGCGAATGGTGTTTGTGTTGGTAAAGTGTGGGGTTTTTCTGCTAATAATACTGCATTAGCGGCAAGAGATGCACATGATGGTGCTTCCACAGATGATACAGTACACTTTTTGTCTGCTAATTTAGGTACAGTTTCGGGTGCTTCAAGTGCTTCAAATAGTATTGGTACAGTAGTTATGCCTACATCTATGACCGGAATTTTAACAGCAGGTGATTTTATTTCAGGTGATTTAAATACTAGAACAAATGCAGCAGTTATTGGTATTGTAATTACTCTTAGTTCTGATGGTACAACAGTTACGTTTGCACAAACGGCAACTCAATCATTTGGTTCAGGACATGAATTATATTGGGGTAGAGATACTTCTTTCGCTTTATCATCCAGTTTAACTTCTATTGCTAGAGTAAGTGCTAGAGTTCTTTCAGATAACTGGTTGGGGTTAGTAGATTCTGCTACTCCATCTACACCAGATGTAATGACAGAACAAAAAATGATGGCTATTGGTGGAACTAGAAACGTAACATATCAATACAAAGGTATTGAAACTCCAGCAGCGGCATCATTAGATGCTACATTAAATCACGGAACATGGTTACATTATGCTTTGGGGACAACTACTGCTAGTTCTACTGTTGTAGATACTGACCCTGCAACAAATGTTTTCCAAAGAGCAGGAGCAAACGCATCAACACACGAAGTTCATGCTGGTTATACCGAAAACGCTACTTTAGATTACGACGGAGGCTCACAAAATGGTAAATTCCATAGAGTATTAAAAGGAACTGCTACTATTTGCCCACCATTAATACCCGGAGAAGCCACTGCTAAAGTAACTTTACCAAGTGTTTCTTCTGGACTTATTCAAAACGCAATCACTTATACATTTAGCGAGCGTAATGATAATATTTTACCTTCTTTTGCTTTTGAATTATTAGCAGAAAAGGGTTCAAATGTTGACTCTATACCAATGGTTGACCGAGGAACAACTGCAAGACAAGATGCAACTACTTTTGATACGAAAGATAACGTATATGCAGAAATACATCCGGGAGCAACATTAGGTTCATTAACTTTAACTGCTTCTGCGGAATCTGCAGTTACTGCTAACATGTCATTTAATGTTAAAACCGTCTTTGATTGTCCTACAGGATATGTTGGAAGGGCCTATGATGCTACAAATAATATCACTAAGGGTTCTAACTTACCTAGAGTTCTTAATAACTTCGGACAAAATACTGGAGTCGCTACTGCTTCTAAGCAGGATTTCTTAACCCCATATTACTTTAGCGATGGAACTATTAGTTTATTCGGTAGTGAATTTATGCGTGTTACTAGTTTCGATTTAGCCATAGAAAACACCCTAACTGATAAACGTTTTATCGGCCAACACAATAAGAAAATACAAAGCGCACTACCCGGACAAAGGACATATACTATTAATATGACTGCTCAACTAACAGACCGAAGGCTATTTGCAGAACTTAGAAATGAGGATTCTTTCCGTAGTGCTATGAGTAATGCTAATATTCAGTTACTTCTAACCAAAGCAACCGGAGAAAATATTAAACTTCAATTCGATGATTATATGATTTCTGTTGCTAGTTTCCCCGGACCTACAGATGACCGAGGGCCGCTTGAAGTATCATTTACTATTATGCCTATCCGTAAGGGAACCGAAATATCCACTAAAACCTCTTGGGTTCTTCAAGGATAACTGCATAAGGTTTATTAATAAAGGGCGTATTGCTAAGGTTAGTGACAACTATGAGTTACACAATAGCCACAGATAAAAGCAAGTTGCTAGTTTCACGACAAGCAACGGAGCATTATGTTAGAATCGCTCCCGGTAGCGAAGAGTACCTAAAAATTTGGATTAAGGAACCAACGTTCCTGCAATTAGAACAGGCGCAAATGAAGTTATTCGACTTCAATGCTGGTTCTCAAGAAGTGAACCTAGACATGGCGGAAGTATACCGTTACCTTTGGGATGCATTTGTGGAGAAAACTGAACCTGCTCTTAGTGCTATGGATGTATTAGGTCTTAATCCCTATATCGGCTCGCAAATCAAGGAGATTTTACCAAATCCCTTTGCATTTACAGAGGTGGATGAGGATTTAAAAGTGCCTATCGTCGAGCAATAAGAACAGGAAAAATAGATAATCCACAAATTGCATCGAGGGTAATTATGTATACTTTAGCCAAAGAATTGAATATTCCACCTCATGAGTTAATAAACTATCCTATTAGTTTAGTTACTGATTTAATGACTATTTTTTCCGAAGTGAAATTATATGAGGCTGATTTAATAGACAAATCTACTAATAAAACTAGTGGAACTACAATGTCTAGTAATGATGGGATAAACTTTGGGTGATTTTAAATGGCATGGAACTATAATGCAAAAACTTCAACGGATTCAATGGACAGTGTAGGTTTTAAATTAGAGGCTATGATTGCTGGTATTTCAAGAATGGTTGAACTACAGGAACAATCTATAGAAAATGCTAAAAAATTAGGCAAAGAAACAGAAAAGGCTGATAAAAAAACTAAGACGTTGCTAAGAAGTGCCGCCAATCTATCATCCAGTGATACATGGTATGGTAAAGCATGGGTAGCAGTTAGACGTATTTCTTCCCGTGTTGCTCCTGAGTTTTGGGCAATACAGAATGCTGCTGTTGGTGCTATGGACACTGTAGAATCCTATTATAAATTTCTAGATGCAAGAAAGAAAAAGGATTCTGGTGAAAAATTATCCCCTATGCAGAAAATAGCACTAGGTATTATGGACACTAAAAAAGGCTTTGAAAAAGGAATGCAATTGGAACGTCTAAGATTAGATACTGGTATAACTAGAGATACTATAAAAGATAATGAAGAACTTGCAGAGGCTTATTTTACTGCACAGCAAAACGTTGCTGAAAAAACAGCAAGGGGTGAATTTGCGCTAGAAGATATGGAGGCTATGGAGACAGCAAAAAATCAGTTAGCGCAAGCACAAAAAATTGGTGAAGCAGTGGCTGTTGCTGAAGCAGGAGGCATGGCTAAATACAAGAGACAACTTTATAGAAAAGAGCAAGCCGCTAAGTTAGTAGAAAAATTTACTAGTATGAAAAATTTCTTTAAGGGTTTAAGAAAATTTGATTGGAAGGCATTTGGCGCACAGATTAAATTAATTGCAGGTGCTGTTGCTAAATTTTTACTAGCGATTACATTAGTTATAGTTATATTTAAAGCACTTAATTTAGGTAAATTACTTCTTGCGATTGGTAAGGGGATATATGAATTTGGTGTAAAAGTAGTAGAAGGAATACTAATACTTATTGATGGTTTCGGAACGTTGATAGGTGGATTTATTGATTTATATAATGCGGTAGATACATTTATGGAAGAAGGTAACTGGCAACCTATATTAGATGCTATAATTAAAATAGTTACTGGTGCCGGGCTTATACTTTGGGGTCTAATTAGCACATTGATAGTACCCATACTTGTGGGTATATGGGAGTTCCTTTCTTCAGCATTTACGGATTGGTTATCTTCTACTGCGGATGATGTTGAAGGAGGATTTAATAAAGCCTTATCTATTGGATTGAACATACTTACTATTATTGGTTCTATTGCTGCGTTTATATATTTTCTTCCGTCAGTAATGTTAGGTCTACTAGCGGCTGCCTCTGTTGCCCTTGTTGGAACATTAATACAAGGATTTATTCCGGGTAGGGCGATGGGTGGTCCCGCGTCAGGTTTAACTTTAGTAGGTGAAAGAGGTCCGGAATTAGTATCTTTACCAACAGGTTCTACAGTATATAGTAATTCAGATTCAAAGAGAATGGCTACAGGTAATACTAATAATATCACAGTTAATGTTCAAGGCCGTATTGGTGCGTCCGATACAGAACTACGAGATATAGCACAAAAGATTGGGCGCATGGTTAATATGGAAGTTAATCGCACTACAGCAAGTAGAACGAGGGGAGCATAATGACTGAAAGCGCAATAGTAGCAATTAGTATTTCTGGTTCTACAATTACTAGAGCATCTGGGAATTTTACTACCGATGGTTTTATTGTTGGGGATTTAATTAGAATTATTGCTTCAACAAATAATACTGGAACATATACTGTAAGCGAAGTAGGAACTACAACAATGGTAGTTACTCAAGCACTAATTACTGAAGGTGCTTTTTCTGGAGCAGTAATAAATTATATATTATTTAATACTGAATCCATTTCATCTAGTTCACAAGCCCCACAAACAAGAGGTATGTCTTATCACGTTTTCTTAGATTTTAGTGCTAGGGCAGATGACGACTTAGGCTCACAATCTCCAATTACAAATAGAATTGGTCTACTGGCTGAATCTTTTAACGTACAAACAAACAAATCAAGACCTACATTTTCTATTCCCGGAACAGCGTTAGTTACTGGTGAATCAAAAACACTATCAATTGACCTTGCAGCGGCAACTAAAACGTTTAGTATAACTGGTATTATTACCGAACAATTAATGGTTAGAAAATACCCTACTGGTGGTAAGTTAGATGAAAATAACCCACTTGCTGCTAGTGGTGAATATCCCGGAAAGGATGGTTCAGAAGTCGCTAGAATTTTTACAGCGCAAGAAATAGCGCAATTTTTACATTCCTCATTAGATTCCTCATTCCTACAACCATATCAAAATATTACAAATATGGCCGTACTTATTCCTAGTAGAGTTGGTTATGACTATAACTACCATACAGGTGTTGATGAAAATACCCCTGTAGAATACTTACCACTTATCCCATATTCTTTTAAGGCTAGATACCAAGATAACCTTAGAGCAGTTACATTAGATAATTCTGAATACTTCAAACCATCCCATTCCTCATCAATAGTTTCTCACCCTGTTGTTATCCAAAGTATTACTACAGATTTTGTGCCGGGGCAACCTTGGTTAACATTTACCATCAATGGTGAATTTATCTTCGACGTAATGGGTAGCGCAAAGGATATATTTGGTGAAGATGCATGAATTTAATTCCATATGCGGGAAATCAATATGGGTTAAAATTCCCAGTTCTTTGTGATGGGTATGTTAGTGTAGATTATTCTGATAATATTGCATCAGAGGCTAGGGGTATTTGGGACCACGAAGGTAGTTTTACAGTTGAAATGTTATTCGTTCCTTACGATGTAAACGGATATGGTTCTAATTCTCAGGCTGCAGCCACTTATGATAGGTCTATTAATGGTGACTTTGGACACCAAACTAGTCAAAAAACTATGCCTTCTAGAGAAAAAAACATCAGTACAACTACATTAGATGAAGGCTACATGCCTACAACTAATAGATTATCTCACCAAATGTGTTTATTTTCAAGTACTAATTTTAAATTATATTTAATAAACAGCACAACAACAAATGTTAATCAACCAGCGGAGTATTATTTTGAAGCAAAATTAACTACAGGTAGTACAACTAGTACAATAAGAACTCCTGTATTATTTAAATCAAGAAATACACATAGTATGAATGCTTCTGCTCCTACCGAGTTTAATTATATTAATAACCAAGTTCATTTGATGGATAGTGGATTTAACGCTACCTATCCTTCTTCGGCCGCATCTCCTACTACTAGTAAAATGGATATAATTGATTCAAATAATGGTAGAGCGCAAATAGGTACAAAGTTATATAAAAGTGATGGAACTGTTATGGGTACTATTACCGCTGCTACGTATACTTCCGGTAGAGCATTACTAACATTAGATTCAAACGTAAGTTCTCTTAATGGAGAAGATATATACATAGAAGCACCTCGAGAAATTACTTACCCGCTATCACCTCATCATGTTGGGGTTAGTTATCATAAAGCATCTAACTCTATTAATATATTTTACAACGGTGCTAAGGTTAGTACATTAAAGCACACAGATACAAACACATTTAGTTTCGGTAATGCTGATATTACTTTAGGTCAGGATAGAACTAGTTCCTCTAAAAGATATTCACAGTTTATGGGAGAACTTCACGAAGTAGCAGTAATACGTGGTTCAAAAAATTCTATCAATACTACAACTACTTTATTACCACAATATAATGATACGTTACTATATGTTGATTTCGAGGAGGCAGATATATGAGTTTACACGCAGTAGATACTGGACAAAGTTTACCACCGTTAATTGATGTTGTTGGTGACTTTGATGCTAGTGCTAATACTTTTAGTAGAGATAGTGGTGGAACTATTACTGGTTTAAAACAGGGAATGGTTATTACAATTACAAATGCTGTTGATGGTGGAAATAATACTAACTATACTTTAACCGCAGATGCAAGCACTACGTTAGCATTAGGAAGTGTCGCCGCTGATGAAAGTAACGACACTGTTACAATTACTCCTATTATTGGACATAATACACCAACTAACCCTACACTAGTAGAGATAAATAGTACAGCATTAGCCGGTGATATAAACTGTTTTGAGATATATAAAACAAGGGGTGCTGCCCCTGCTAATACTTTAAACAGTGTTTCATCATCTACTGTTAATAGATTATATCCAACCAATACTACAATAGATAGTCACCAATCGGCTAAAAGTACAACTCCCGGATATAAAATTCATTCAGATGTTACGCTCACAAATATACTAAGTGGTTCTTCTTTGGCTACGGCTAACGATTATTTTGTATTGATTTATTCCGATAATGGTAATAAACACCATTTTGCTAAAATTACCGAAGTATTAAATTATGATAATGCTGGAGACGGCTTTGAATTTGAACCTAGATTAAAAGAAGATATACCAGAGGGAACCAAATTCGCGGTATACAAAGGGCCTTCATCTACAAATACTGATTTAGTAGCAGTTAGTTACGGCTTAACAGGAACAGGTGATAAACATAACCACTATGTAAATGTTAGTCGACCAACGTTTTATTTCTACAATGACCGAATAGATAACCCAATAGATAACGAACTAGCACATAATACAAAATATGAAGTTAGGAAAAGTAGATATGATGGGTCTAGCCATGTGCATAGTAGTACTTGTTTCTTAACTAACCAATCATTCGGACCTAGATTATTAGATAAAAGTCCATACAAACAAACTGTTAAAATAGTAGATACGGCCCACACATATGATAGCACAGTTAGTGCTAGTACAACAACTCACTATACTAATTACGCTGGTTCAGCACAAACATATACTGCCAACTTAACTAGTTGGGACACTTGTTTTTTAAATGCTAGTAGGCCAGTATATACCTTATCTGGTGGATTAGCAAGTGGAAGTCAATCTGTTGCTACTGTATATTCAGGACCATCTACACATTTATCATTTGTTGAATCACCGGAAATAACTAAAATATTAGAGAACGTATCATCAGTTAAGGTGTCTAAAACAGTTACTGTTTCGGGTAACTACGCTGAGTTAGAAATATATGACTTTGAAAAGGTTCTAGATGAAAAAATTAAAATGAATGATGATTTTAAAGTTAGAAGCGTATTATACCAACAGAAGTTAAATAATAACTATGATGTAAATTTACCCGGTAAGGTTCACACAAATACTACTGCTGGACAGTTAGAGTTTCAAGAACTCGGTGATGAACAAGATTTAGCCCGCCTATTAGGTGATGGGGAAACTATTCGTATAGATGACTATATCTATGTGGTAGCCTCAATAGCATCTAAATCGGCAGGAACTCAAGTAGTTACAATTGATGCATATAAAACAAAAAATGCAGCCACATTTACAACAGGGACAACAATACATGATACTCTATCAGGCGTAAAAGCCTTTAGGAGAGCATGGTCTACGTTAAAATCTAATTTGTTAACTAACGCTAAGATAGATACTGAAGTTGCGGCTGATGGTACAATAACTAAAAATGGTATTACTGTTACTACATCTCAAGTAGATTATAGGGATTTAAATATTGTTTTAGATGATGGTGACCTTAAGAGTTATAGATTATCTGTAGATAAAGGAGATAAGAATAACCAATACTTTGAACTAAATGATAGTGCTTTTAATATTTATCAATATGGTAATGAAAATAGAGGAACTTCTACTGTAACAAGTAACTCTGTTAAATATATAGCGCCAATAATTAACTACGTTGGTGGTGGGGCATTTATTGATAATGTTATTTTTGATGGAACTGTTGAATATATTAATAGTAAAACTGAAAGTACGCAAATGAAATACACAATTAGTGGTAGAGATGACTTAGGTAAGTTATTAGCAAAGGTAAATAATAAAAAATACCTTTATTCCGATGAATATGTTTATTCTACTATGAGTCCGATTAGTCAAATGACTGATACAGGTTTAGATTTGAGAGTTACATCGGGTAGCACTCTCGCTACTCAAGATGCAGGTTCCGCTAATATTAGTACATCAAGAAGGGGTAGTGGAACGTACGTTCCTTTAGAAATTGGTGATAGAATATATTATAGGTATTTATCCTCACCGAGGGAACAGTATATTTTGTTAGGTATAGTGTCTGCAAATACCGCTACTTCTGACCCCGGAACTGGAGTAACAGTAACTGTGTCTTTAGAAACACCTCTATCAGAAGATATATTCAGAGATGTTACTACACCAAAATTTAGTGTTACTGCACCGGGGGCGGGAACGTCACCATTCTCTATTGCTAATTCCACAGAAGCAATAGTTTATGTGGCTAAATCAACCATTATGGCAGGTAAATCTTTATCAACAAATCAAACTGATACTGATACTCCTACTACCTTAAGAGGTAGTGCAGACAAAGGTATAAACTTTATTTCTGGTAAAAAAATAAATGTCTATACTGGGCAGGATTCAACATCATTAGTTGGGTCAAAATCAGACACATATGTAGGATTAGATAATGAAAACTCATTAGGTTATACTATTTCAAATACTGTTCAAATTGATTCTAATATGTCCCCGGAAGGTTTTGTTCCTTTTAACTCTGATGGTACTGAAAACAAGTTACACACTGTTTCCTCTATGACCGAGTACGATGTAATAGATATAGAAACGTTAGATGATGGACTTAACAATATCAGCGTAGCCCCAATCATGCCCACTGTCTTAGGTAGGATTGATTCAAATACTGCTAGAAAATCTATTACTAACGAACAACATATTTATCTAATTAACAAAGGGGGCTTGCCCTCCGGTGGGATATTACACCTATTAAATTCAGAAGCAATAACTAATAACGATTCTGAAAATTACCCTATATCCTTTGTAGGAAAATTAAATGATGATAACCTAGGTTCACCTAAACTATATGCAACATATAGTACTAGATTCGGTTCTTTTATGTGGAGGTATTCATACCTTGAAGATGGTAGTATATACTATCAGGATGAAATAGGTGATAGAATAACTAATACTGCTAAGACATCTATACTTGGTATTACTGGTCTAGATTTATATAGAGATAAAAAAGGTAATATTAGAGCCTGTCTTACTGGTGTAAGAATTGATGGTAATGGACAAACTATCGCTTTAGGTGATGATAACTCAGTTTCTGATACAAAATTACGGGAGGGTTCTCCTGAAACTAGGGGTCCAATGCCCGTATTGGGTAGTAATTTCTATGATACAACTTTGATTCCTAGAAACTGTGATAACGCAAATCATAGTCAAGATTCTAGTAGTATTGCGAATAATGACCACGATAATTACAGAGAAAAATACTGGGGTAGGTTATTGGCCCAAGACAGCGATGACGATAATATTTTCTATGTAGATAAGATGTTCTTTGAAGCAAATGACCCCAAAGCAATAAATACTTTTTTGTTTGCATTGGGTGATATTTATCCTGATAGTATGACTAGACCTAATCATATAGGTTACCCTGCAGCCTCACGGTCTTTTACAGATTACTCTCTAATTTTTAAAGCCAGCGGTACTACGGTAGCAGGGATAGAGCATGATAAATATGTCGGACAATTAACATCTAAAAGACAAAATGATGCCTCTTATGATATTTTACCAGTCAACACAAGTTCTATTTCACCTAATACTATGAAAAGATTTGGAGTAGTTAGGTTGGTAGAGATGACTATGGATTGGCATTTTAATAATGTTGATGTAGAAAATAAAACTGATATAAATAATTATACTGCGATGCTAGATGTTCATAATAAAAAATTCCAATTGCATAATGAATTATTTAGTGCAAATGACCACCAAGTTAAATTTCATACTGCAGTATTAAATCTTGGAGCAGAATTAACTAATGGTGCTAGTAGTGTGACTTTAAATGCATCTCCAGCGGCTACAGGTGGAAGGTCTAGTTCAGGATTAACAAGTTTACCTACTAATTATATAAATACTAGCGCAACAGTTACTGCTGTATCTGGTAATGTAATAACAATCAGTAATGGTGCTTACGGTAATGCTAGTCACTTTCACGAAGGTATGATTATTGCTAGAATTGGTAATACTGCTACGTCTGTAACTAACGAAGATAGACAATATGCTATGATAGAGAGCGCAGCAGATAATAGTTCAAATGTAGAAATTACTCTTAAATCCGCAAGTAGTAGCGAAAATGGTCCTAACGTTCCTGAGTATGAAAAGTTATTTGACCATGCTTTGATTAACCATTCACCTGCTGACCCAAGTGTTTCTGGTGGAGATATTATACAAATAGTACCTATTGAAATTTACGCTGACCCTCTTACGGGTTCTTCTGCTACAAGTCCTAATAGAGTTTTTATAGGCACAGTTAGTGCCATAAGTGGGGCTACTATAACTTTAGGTTCTAACTATAGTGGTCCTACTATTGCTAATGGAACTGAAGTATATTTTAGCGTTGGGCCAGATTCAGTTCATCAAAGTGGGACACCTATAAATATTAAACATGATTTTAATGTAAAAATACAAGAATTCAATTCACATATTATTAGTGGTAGCGTCCAGTTTCCTTGGTTTGTAACTAATAACAATGCTGGATATAACCACAATAAAGAATTAATACATAATCAACTAATAAGTCCTTTATACTTAGGTAACACAAATACTAATGTTATTGCCTCGGACTATGGGCCTCTGGATGTAAATAAGGGATATTCCCCATTTAAATCTAGTATTCAAGGATTAATTAGAAGTAGTTCTAGAGTTATTAATGAAATGTTAGTACAAGATAGTTTTACGCAAACAAACACTAGTAATACTTCCCGTCTAACGGAAGTAGAAGTTTCTGGTGGTTCTAAGATTAGAAATAATATGATAGGTTTAATTACTAGAGGTTACAAACCGAATGCGTTTTTTGAAAATACGATGCTAAATGCTAAAAGGTCTAAAGATGTTATATTAGATTACCCATCAAATTCTTCAGATAACACAATGAATGTTAGAACTACAGGGGTTGGGTATGCTAGTGAATTTCAGGCTGGTGCTTATCTTAACACTAAAATAGGTGTTGATTCAGATGATTTAGAAAATATAGATAAATTTGAGGCCATATATTTTCACCCAAGAAATGATGAAGATGGTGGTGGTGCTTCCGACGAATTTATTAGATTGTTAAGTAATAAGTTTAGAAGTAGTTTTGCTAGTGTAATTGCAGATGCTGCGATTCTTGTAGATGATATGGCTAACGCACAATATGGTTCAGGTAGTGTTAACTTTACAGTGGGTGATGCTTTCTTATTAGGTATGCGGGCTGACTATATTATAGCAACTACCGGTATGACTTTCCCAATTGTTAATTTAAGTTATCCTAAAGGTGATGGTGATAATTACTTTTATAGCACTTCTTACGGCCAAGCATATTTAGGTTCTGCTCAAACTGCTCATAGTGGAACTTCTTCGGATAACCCATACGCTGCTTTGAAGTTTGACGAATTAAGTAGATACACAAATAGTAATAAATTACAGGACGAAGGTACAGGAGAGTTAAATTCATATTTAGGATTAACTAAGGCGGGTAACGGTATTGAAGAAAAATCATCAAGTCCGGTGCAAGACCAAAGATTCAATGAAACCTCAATTACCGGAGCAGAAGTATACTATAAACCGGTTGTAAATTTACAGGCTGATGATGTAGGTATTGGTGGAACAATAGATATTCATGCTCAGAAAAGACGAAGGATTACTTTTAGTATTTATAATACTCCAGACAGTAATCATATTACCGAACTAATTGAAAATAAAAGTTATGCAAATGACGGAGATGATAGACAATTACATAGATGGATTCATTTCTGTCCTGACCTTACGGGTTATTATTTAGTTAGTGAAGAAGGCAAAACGTTTGCTAATGCCTCTACATCCAATAGAGCAATTAATAATACTGTTCCCACATTTATACATAAAATTATATCTCATACTATAGAGAAACAATTATCTGAAACAAGTAACACAGAATACTTTAAACACGTAATTGAAATAGATAATGCTAATACTTATAGCACAGGGTTTTATCGAGTTATGAGAATATCACAAGATACATTCTATGACTTTACCCCGTCAGAAATTAACCTGTTAACACTATCTAATTCTTATTCTAAAGTAACAGGTAGCGATAAATGTTATGGGCCTATTAATAGGTTTAACTATTATGATGCTGGGTTTGATGCCAGTGTAGATACTATGTATAATGAGGGTTTACTATCTATGTTTATGCCTATTAATATAGATGTAATTGACGGAGGCTTCGTAGATATTAGAAGTGCACAACATTTCGCTACTGCTACTAATTCACCTGAAACAGTTAATGGTGTAGCAAATGTTACAAAACCAAGATTTGTAGATAATACAACATATCAAATGTCTATTACCGATGGGCACTCTAGATATAGTTCAGGGGTTAAAGTAGCAAGAGCGAACACCACCCCAGTTGTATATAGATTAGAAATGTCTAATATTAAAGCAATGGGTGGTGTAGTATCTTTTGGGGAGATTTTTACTTTGTCTACTTTTAATAAACCTAAATTTAATGGTAAGCGATGTTCCATAGGTACTAATTTCCAAGTAGTAGATGAGGCAGAACAAGTAATTAATGATTTAATAGAAAATACAGATATAACATATACTCAAACAACAGATACTGCAAAGTACTATGAAGCGTTTAATGTGCAAGGTTTAGACAGTTTTAGTGCTGTGAATTTTGTCGCATCTCTCAAAAATAGAAAATTAATAGTAGACGGTAAAACCGTTCAATTAGTTAAGGATATTGAAGATGAAGATTATACTAATATTGAATTTAATGAATTTGATGCAGACAATAGAATAGGACAAATATCTAGAGATAATAACTTATTTGATTTCTTTAATCAAATTACAGTGTATGGTGACGGTGTTAAGAGCACAGTAAGAGATTATAATTCTGTAAAGAAAGATGGGTTAAAAGAATTAGAAGAGGTTGACTTAACTATAGTCACAGAAGAAGCATGTAAAAGAAAGGCTATGAATCTATTACGAGTTCACTCGGAATCTAGTCCAGCAATATCTTTTAAGGTGTTATATGAACAATGCCCATACTTAAGACCCGGACAAATAATTAATATTAATTACCCATCAGAAAAAATAGCAAGGGGTGAGTATATCGTATTGGAAATTAACTATGAAATAGGAGGATTTATGGATGTTAAAGTAGGTAAATATGCTAAGAATCTAACAAACCGCATTGCAGAATTATTAGTACAGGGTAAAAGGGTAGATGCTGCTTTACGTGGTGACCGATATAAAACCACGACTCCTAGCAGTTTTATACAAGAAGAAGTTGCGCTTAGAGCAGTTAAACTTAAAGTACAGTATACTACTGCTACAAGTACAGTAGCAAATGTATTTGGATTTACGACCATATTTGGTGTTGATACAACACTAGGAATAACGGTCCCAACAGGAGAGTCAACACAAAACTTGGAGTATGATTTACTATGATAACAGAACTAGCAAGACAAGCACTTAGGGATTTTGTACAAGATAATTTTTTAGGATATAAAATAGGCACAGGTGGAGATAGTTCCAACCCAAATGCTACAAACTTAGATGCACCGCTTAGTGTAGGGGGTACAGAACTTCAAACTAGTGGAATAACTATAACCACTTCAGGTATTTCGTCAATTGATTTCACAATAACTTTAAGTGCTAGTTCCTATGTAGGAGAAGTAATAAGAGAGGTTGGTATTTTTAATACCGCAACAGATATTACAATTGATGGAACAACCTACGCGGCTGGTGCAATAATGTTAGTGAGAGTCCCTTTTGATGGTATTGGACCTATTACTTCTAGTGATAATATAGAATTAGTTGTTTCAGTGGACGTGGTATAATGGTAGCAAACGAAGGGAAAATTACTACATTTGGGACTACAGGAACTCTTGGTGGTTTAGTAGACGGTACCGATACTATTCATACCGGTGTTGCTAAAACATTATTTGCTATTGCTTCTGGTTGTCGTGTTGTTAGTAGTGGAACTTTTACACAATCTTCTGATGATTTTGTGTTGGCTAACCCAACTACTTATAGAACACTAGGAACAAAAGTTACTTTATCTAGTAGTTCCGGACACAATACAGTTACAGTTGGTGCTGGTGATAGCACTTACGATAGATATGATTTAATATATATTGATGCTGGAAACAATAGATTAGCAATTAGTGCGGGTCAAGTTAATCCTGCTAGAATTGCAGATATAAATAATGATGATGTTCCAGTTGCTATTGTTAAAGTAGCGGCAGGTGCGGCGGCAACAAACACACATAGTTTCCAAACTTTAATGAGTGTATATAATACAGATAGTTTTGCTGGTGATGATATAGTTAGTTTAATTATAGGTGCAGATGCAGATGGTACAGATAGAACAATTACTTTTGGTCATTCAACTCTTAAAACAATTATGGGAATTGATGATAGTGCTGATAAATTTATTATTAACACTGATGCTACTTTTGATGCTACTGCCGCAAATAACTCATTAACAATTGATGCATCACATAATGTTACTATTGCTGGTGACTTAACTGTTACTGGAGGGATTATAGATAATAGTGGAAGTATTGGTTTTAATAACGGACAAAACGCAACACTTGACGTTGCTGCTACCGCACATAACGTAGCAGGTAAGAATCTAACAATTAGTGCTGGAACTACAACTGTTGGAACTACAAATGATATTGCTGGTGGTTCAGTTACTATTAAAGGTGGAGCAGGTAAAGGAACAGGAGCAGGTGGAGATATTGTTTTTCAAACTGCAAATGCTGCCGGTGGTAGTGCTCACACACCTTTAAATTCACATGCTACTGCTTTAACTCTTAGTGATGATTTATCTGCTACCTTTGGTGGGAATGTATCTTTTGCTGGAACAACTCTTACTAGCACAGGGGCTGATTTGAATATAATTTCTGCTGGTAACATGGTATTGAGAATAGATAGTAACAATGATGAAACCGGCCAATCTTTTGCTTTTCAAAATAACGCGTCTACAGAAATTGCCAATCTTAGTGAAGCAGGTAATCTACAAATAGACGGCACTTTAAATGTTGATGGGTCTGGTGCTTCAGATATTGCTGGTCCTTTATCTGCTGCTGGCTTACATACTAGCAATGCATTTACTACTGGTAGACAACTTATAAATGCTAGTGATAGTAGTTCATCTAATAGAATAGTTAGTGCTGAACATACAATGATATTTTTCCACACTGCTGATTCTAATAATAACGTGTGCACTTTACCCACAGCAGTAAATGGAACTATACAGTTTTTATTTAATGTTGATTCCGCTCATGATATTACTATAACTTCTTCACAACATATTAATGATAGTAATACTGGACATACGCTAATTCCTAGTGCTAATACTATTTCTCTAAAACCTTATCAATCTATTATTTTAAGAGGTGCAGCAGATGATAGTCCTATGAACGCAGGATATTATACGCTCGACTTTGATTCAGATACAGGGACTACCAGTGCTATTGAGCAAGGATTACATACTATTTGGGTTCCAGCCGCATCTATGTACCCTAATACTACTAGTGGTTGTGCTGCCTTAGCACAAGTAGAACTAGCAAATGGTCCCGAATTAAAATGTTTAGATTTCGACACTTCTTCAGATGAGTTTGCTCAATTTACAGTAGCGTTCCCTAAATCATGGAATGAAGGAACAATAACCTTTCAACCATTTTGGACAGTTACAGGGACAAATACAGGTACAGTTGCTTGGGAATTATCGGGTGTTGGGTTTGGTAACAGCGATGATATTAATACTGCTTTTGGAACTGCCATTTCTACTACTGCTTTAGCCCATAGCGGTACATCGAACGATATGATGGTTTCAGCAACAAGTGGTGCTGTCACAATTAGTGGTGCTTCTGTTGACAGTGTTACTTACTTTCAAATAAATAGAGATACTGGTGGGGACACCCAAACAGGTGATGCAAGATTAGTAGGCATTAAAATATATTACACAATTAACGCGGGGAATGATGCTTGAGTGGTTTTGGTTATACTGTTTTAGGATTCGGCGCTCATCCAAACAGAACAGCACCTTCTCCTTATGTTTCATTTCCATCAATTACTGGTTTAAGTATTGATACAGATTTTGCCACATTACAAATAGATGGAAGTAACTATTCTAATACAGCAGGTATGGCTGTTGGTGCAGATGAAATAGTTTGCGGGTTGGCTGGTGTTCTCAGTTTAGGTGGTAGCAACGTAAACCTATTAAGTTACAACTACGATACATCTACTACTCTTAGCACGGGAACTGGTTCACCAGCATCTATGGGTTATGCTGCTGACGCAAGTGGAAATGTTCAATCAACAGTAAGGGGAGCGTGTTTTTCTTACAATGGTGCTTATTTATATGTCGCTGGTCAGGCAGATACTAATAGGGTAATTAGATTTGACCTCGGAACTCCTTATGATTTAAGTACTGTAACTAGTAATAGTAACAGTGCTCAATTGGGTTCTGCTATGAATAGTTTACAGGGTATTGCTATTTTAGGTGACGGAACTAAATTTTATGCTATGCGTTCTACTACTGGTGCAGTTGGTCGAACTATCGAATATTCTATGTCTACACCTTATGATTTATCTACACTTTCTGTAACTAGAACAGTTGATGCTGCATATACTGGTAACGTATCGGGAGGCTTTTGCATGGATATTGCTATTGCTCCAGATGGTAGTAGTTTTATTGTAGGTAGTGTTGGTGGTTCAGGCGGAGCAGGTTATTCAACCATATTAGACCAATGGTCAATTACTAATGGTGATATATCTCCTATCTCTGGCACAAGTGGTAGAGTATCTGCTAACTTCAGTAAGAACCTTAGTAATACTTATGACGCAGTTGGTGATGATGCCGATACATACTCACAGGCATTTAACTTTAATAATACTGGAACCGCACTACTTCTTGCAGCAGTTCATGAAGATGACGGACCTTCAGGAACATCTAATCAATGGCATGTTACTAGATGGACATGATTTATATAACAGTAAGTGGATGGTTTAAGTAATGTCGCTAGAAGATGCTCTAAACGGCGATTTAGATGAAAAGATTAATTGGTTAATTTCTAATCAAGTAAGTACAACTAAAGACATTGAAGCAATTAAAAACAACCACCTTTCCCATATTGAAACTGATATGGCTGCGCTAAAACAACGTATATGGTGGATGACGGCATTTATTATTTCAGTAGTTACAGGGCAGAATGTGATGTTATGAGTTGGGAAAATACAATTAAGGCTCCACCACCTAGACCATCAGATAAAGATATACCAAAAAAAAGTAGGTATTTCGGTCCTAGATGGCTCAAGACGAAAACCGAGAGTGTTCGTGAAGCCGGATTCCACGCGGCAATTGATATATCCCCTATACATTCTAATTTTGACGCGTTTATAGTAAACGTTACCGATTTTTATATTTTTGAGGATTTAAGTGCTCTTAACATAGAAGATATTAAAAGGCGATTAGAAGCAGATGTTGGAGAAGGTAAACTTACCATTGAGGGCGATGAGTTATTGACCGAATCGGGCTATTTAGCATCAGAAGTGTATGAAGTTTATGACCAAATGTTAGACGACATATATGATGATTTTGAAGTTTGGGACGCATATGGTGGGTGGAAAATGTTTAACAAGAAATATCACACACCACATCCTGACTCTAATCGTAACCTCCATAAAATGAGACCTCGTTTTGGTGGTGATTTATATATAATAGCACAAGAAGTTGAGGATTGGAAGCAAGATGCTCAAGAGTTAATGAATAGTAAATATCCCGCTATGAACGTTAGAATTAGAACTACAGTAACTAATTTACTTAACGGTTTACAACAATTAAAACCAAAAACTATACAAGTTCTTAACCCGTCGAATATGTGGTATTGGAAATGATAATTTGAATAACTCTCGTAAAATTCGAATTAGAAAATGGTTTAGAGATTTAAAAGATACACTATCTTGTGAAATATGTGGGGAAAACCACCCTTCTTGTCTAGAATTTCACCATTTACGTAAAAAAGATAATATAATTTCTAAAATGGTTGTTTCAGGCTATGCAATTGACTCAATTCAAAAAGAAATGGCTAAATGTCAGGTAGTTTGTGCTAATTGTCACCGAAAAATACATTATTTAGACGAAAAAAAATAATTTAGTTGTAAAAAAGTTACATGAAACAAAAAAAATAAAAAAAAGTTGGACCCGACCCCGAATTGGGGCCGAGTCCGTAATTTTTACCAGTCAATTTCGACTGACTCTACAGAATCTTCTTCTTCGTCATAAAACTTAATAATTCCGTTATCCTGACCATATTTCCATAGGTCATAAGTTAACTTTGTGTCGCTTAAACAGTATTTTAGAACTTCTTCAAATTCCCCTGCTCTCCACTTAACAACTGCATCTGTTCCTGCCATTAATTTACCAGTATCTAGTGTGCATCTAACGGTATTATCTAGGTGAATGCGTCTTCCGGTTGCTTTACTCAAAAGGGCAGATGTATCAATACACCTTTCTTCTTTTTCTTGTAAATACTTTCTTACAATATAAATATCCATTGAGTCCCTAAGAACTGGAAGGTCGAACACATTAATATTATGTCCTAGTAACTTCCCACCCTTTTGAAAATGGTCGTCTAAATCATACTTTAGTTGCTTTAGGGGTTTCCATTGAACACCTTCACTCTTACAGAAAGCGGAGTCACCCCCACTATCAGAATACAACATAGCATTATTTCCATCCCATGTTGCTACACACGCTACCTTAAATAAATGGGGGTTTCCCCAACCACCAATTTCATGACTTAAATTCTTTGTTTCTATATCTATTGATAATACATTATTCATATTACTCCCTCAATTTTACATACGATTTTTTATTTCTCTTTTCTTCAAAAAGGTGTGCTACTTCCGGCCATGTTCTATAAAACTTACTTGGTGCACAACTTTCATACTTTGCATACTTTGCCACCATTGTTGTTTTTGCGACCCAACCGTCGTCCCCACCAACTCTTACCTTTTTACATTGTGCATAAACCGCCCTATAAACCTTTTCAGTTTGGTTACCAATACGTTTCTTAGGCTTTGATTTAAGTTTATCCGAGAACCAATTAGTAATTGAGTCAAAACTTTCGTCTGTTAACTGCCTACCCATGTCAATGTGTCTAGGTAATATAATGTGACTTCTTTCAGATACAGCACAGAGCGCAGCGGATATAGCAATGTTGTTAATAATATTCATTAAGAAAGTATTTAATGCTTCAAACACTTGGTCTTCAATGCCTTCCATATACTTCCGCATACCTTTGTGTACAATTTTTAACTTACTCTGAGCATCAGGACTCCATACTATAACTCTACGTTTATCACCATTAACTTCCGCAAGCCTATTCTGCGCCCAACGGAATGTTCCATATAACATTTCTGAGAACTCCTCAAAATATTGCTCATTATTATTTTCATCACCATCAACTATCATACCAATACTATCAATATACTGTTCTTCCATTTGCTGTTTTAGTGATTCTGGAACTTCACGGACATACAACCACATACGTTGGAATACACCCTTCGTTAGAATTACTCTTTCAAGTCCTTCTGGTGGTAGAGTAGTGGCCCATAATGACCTTTGGGAATCTACTACTAAGTCCTTACCCCATTCAGTGAGTCGCTTTTTAATAAGGTGAGTATCTGAATCCAAACGATTCATAAACTTCTGAAATAACATTACAGTTTCGGACTTATGTTGAGTTTCTTTAAATATACCCGAATGTTCAAATTCATCGAAAGCGATAACACCACTTCCATATAAACTACCATAAATAGGAATGTCTGTAACTTCGGGAATATTATAATCTTCATCATCACGCGCTTGGACGCGGTCATAATCTGGATTAGGTTGATTCACCTTCAGTGTTCCCAATAAACCTTGGTCTGTAAAACTATCAGGGTTTTGTAAGTTAAACTCTTTTACTCCACTTAACGGGAGTGTGGGTTCTTGTAGGGTAGCACCATGATTATTAACTAATTCAAAGGTGCGTTGCCATACAGGTGAGAGGAAATCAAACATTGTTGTTTTTCCTGACCTTGCTGACTGAACCCAACAATAGTGAATACGTGGGTCTAACGTGAGCATTCCCACAGGTATTCTAATAGTGTCTTTTAATATTTGCCCCAATGATACAAAGTATGCCATTGTTGCCGGATATTCATTATACAATGAAAACCTTGTTACAACCTCAGTCCATCTTTGTACGTCTTCTGGTAATACTGTATGTTCACTTCTCATACTAGTATATATTTCATCCTTTTGGATGCGTTCTAATTTATCATATATTTCCCAAGCGTCTACCTCGTAATCTTGTGCCATTAATCCTTTACCTCCTTCTCTTCATTTAATGTTTTTAATATTCTATTTGCTAGCACCATACCAAAACCGTCAAGTCCAGTTATTTCTTTAACTGAAGCAGAAGACAGTTCTGCTATACTACCCCATTTGTTTAATAGTATTTTTGCTTTACTTTGTGATATTCCTTTTATTTGTGTTAACATGTCTACTCTTAAATCATCTGTTCTTTGTCTTTTTGGTAATTCTTTCTTTAATTCAAATTTTCCATCTAGGTGAGAATGCATTGATAATATACAGTGTGCCGCAATTGTTACATTGGGAACCCATAATACCTTAGCATTTGTTTTAATTTGCAGAGCACCTATGGCTCCAACAAACATTCTCTTTAATCTATTTTTCCACACCATAGAGTTATACTGTTTATTGTCTTTTCTATCTAAGTATTTTAACGCCTCTTCAAACGTACCATATATCAATACTACAGATACATCATAGTTATCTAACATATTAGATGTTTGATTAAACACCCGCTTGTTTCTAATTGATGCTAAAAAATCACCTGATGATTTAGCCTCAATTGCTACTTTAGTGTCTGCCATCATAATATAATCTCCAACTTCTAACCATTGTTTTTGATATTCGATTTTTTGTTCTTCACATAACTTCTCTACTGCACCGCTTAATATTGAATCTTCTCTACTATCTATTACTATCATTGTCCATACCTCCAACATTTACCAACGCATAAACCTTCATTAATTAATGTATTACATGAAGGAGCCATATAACGCTTATCTACAATAAACGAAACATGTTTATGTGTTTCTTGTTCGTTATAATCAATCCAAACATTTTCATTATCAGCAATTGTTGATACTTCTTTGCATATACTTGTCTTTATTGTTCTTAGTGCCGGCCCTCCAACTTTTCTAGGACTGGCAAAACTACCTGTTTCTAATACTGCCATCTCTGATAATATCTCATTATACCATTGTACAAGTAAAACTCTGGCTCTATGATTTGGATTCTCTACCATTACTGCGTTTTTAAGACAGGGTAGAATAGGTAGTTCACCCGGAGATTCCACGCTATCTATTTCAATAGGTATAGCATGGAACTCCTTAACTTCAGGCCATTGAACTAATTTATCCCCATAGTATTCAGGTTGTTGAAGACATGGCCCACTTGATGCTTGTAATATCCAGTCAATACCTTGTGTAATATCATTGGTATTAATTGGTATGCAATACCTTGCACCGACCATATTCCATGTGTTTAACACACGGCGTAGCCTAGCGGTATTAATTACCGAAGCATCAAGAGTAGTGGATTGGGCCACATCAACGCATATATCAAAGAACGCTCTTATCTGTCTGATATTATCTGCTACCTCTCCATATACGAAGATGTAGAACCCGCGCCCACTAAAGGCCATAGAATGTTTTAGGTCTTCTGATACTAACCAATGATGAACTTTTACAAGAGCATCATAGGCTTCATCTAAGTTACCATCATGAGCATCGAAGTCAAGAAAGATGCGGTCAAGAATAATTGAATGTTCAAGCCCCCTATTGTGTGTAAAGTCGTTGTAATCATATACAGAAGTATAGACACTCATCTTACCATTATAGGCTTTAACAAACTGCTCATATTCTTCTTTATTCTCAACTACTTTTCTTGATGGGTTTATTGCGCCTTTAATATGACTACCTGCCCACATCTCTCTTGGAAACTTCAATCAATCATCCCCTGTTTTTTCATATCATCTTCTGTTAATAACTTTGCATCCTTTCGGATTCTTTCCTTTAGTGACTGTATTGCAGGTATTTCTTCCACAATTTCTTCCACTACTTCTTCTACTACATCTTCTACAGATGTTTTAGTTTCAGGAGCATGACGCATAATCCCACCAATATCCACTTCGGCTTCGTCTAATACTTGACTAACCATACTTCTAATATAAATAGAAGCACTCTCAATAAATTTCTCCTTAATGAATACTTGCATTTCAGCATCAAAGAAACGATACACACTTAACAAATCTGCGTTATTAAAACATTCTACTGCCAAGTGTTCAGATATACGTTCTATATCTAATACATCTCTTACTGACCATTTCTTTTCTGCAATTAATTTCATCAAATGTTGTTCTATATCTTCCCCTTTGTAACTTTCAGGTTCACCAGAAGTCATAACCACTACCTCCACCTACTGCTTCACAATGGTCGTAATGCCCACAGTGAACACACTTTTTAATAAAGAAATCAGCAGGAAACTCATTAGCCTTGTAATGTGCAATCAATTTATCAATTGACCTTAGTACTGCCGTTGTAGTTCTCTTAGATACCTTTTCCCCATAAACATAATTTGAGGCTGGATAGAACCAACCCCAATGTGTTATATCAATATCTGGGTTTAATCCTACCTTTCTCTTTTGTTCATCGTCTGCGCATTCGTATAATAGTTTATAGAACGCCATTTCCTTTCGCATCATAGTTTTCTTTGAATCCTTCCATGCACCTGTCTTTAGTTCAAAGGGTAAATATCCCCCATCTTCTAAAAACATTCTATCAATAATACCTTGAAGGTGAACAGTTACTCCGTCATCAGTAGTAAATCTACCATCTAACATGAGTTCATTACCAACAGGTATGTAGTTATTTAGAGCCTTTTCTTCGATAGATTCCATTAATCTTTCTACATCATATGCCGCCATAGCCGTATATATCTGCTCGTATGAATCATCCTTCGCTTCTCCGTATAGGTCACGGAAATAATTAACTGCGTCCATCGGATTCTCAACTAATTTCTGCGCCTTCTTAATGTCTAAGTCATCCCAAAACTTCTCTCTAGCATCATGAATAATTGTTCCTTTAAGCATAGCATCTGATGTGGCTTGCTTAATATCATCAATATATCCATATTTGTAGTTTAATCTACAAAAACCAAAAGAACCGAGTGATGACTTAGTTATCTTAAGTATGGGTCCGTCCTCATCGTTCGGATTCCATCTATATGTATATATTCCATTTTCTGTTCTCATTCTATATTCCTTCTTATAATTTGGTTGTGGGAGCCTCAGAATCTTACTTCCGTTGCTTCCTTTGCTCTCTTTATCGAGTTCTCTTTTTTTAGCACGTCGATTAACGCGCTAGCCTCTCTACGAGTTATTCCTGCGGGAACCTCCCCACCTAACTTTTTAATATAGTTAACCTGCTTTTCAGTTGGTTCTAGACCTGCATTATCTTCTGCTACTTCTTTTGCATCTAATTTCTTTCTAATCATAGAGGCAGTAGTCAAATCATGACATGTTTTACACAATTCTATTACATTACCTCTAAGCCTAATATAGTGATGCAGTCCTTCTTCTTTACATCTATGTTGTGAAATAATGTGATGCCACTCAGTATAGCCTTCGGCTCCACATATTTGACATTCACCTGTTTTATCCCACAGTTCTCCTTCTTGTTCAAGAAGGTTATCTAATGTTTCTTGTCTAGCATCAACTGTCTGTCGTGCTTTTTCTAAGGCTTCTACGGCCTTCATAATACTCTTTCTATATGTTTTTGTTTTTCCCATATTACCACCATTCAGCAATAGTTGTTTGTGTTCCCTGTTCAGAAATATTCAACAGGTCCCATCCTAAACTGTCATAAATTAATGTTACTTTCTTAACCACCTCAGATTCGGCTAAGGATAGCCAATCCGGAGGATAGTCACTAATGACTTCATCAATACGTTTACACGCGATGTAGTCCACTTGTCTTATTCGTTCTCCGACCATAAAGGTTCTAGCCTTTTTAACGCTTCGGTTATCACAGCGGTAAAAGTAATAACTATCACCAACTGAAATAGTTCCGGTTCCGCTATTATATACTGCGACTCCGGCTACACCACCTGCTAATACTTTGTAGTCAGTTAGTTCTTGTCGTAACCTTGACCTCTTAGCAATAGTGGACATATTTACTTCACCCGACTTTAATAGGTTATACCTTTCTTTATTAAATTTAGTAACTTCATTCTCTAACTTACCTGATGCTACCATTTTTAATGTTGTTAATTGAACATTCTTAGCGAATGATGTTTCATTACTTTTCTTTGCTTCGAATCCCATCATAAAGAAATTCTCCTCATCTAAATATTCCCCATCCTTCCATGATAAATATCCGCAGTATCTATTCTTTTTCTTAGACAAGAAAAACGATTTAGCAAATTTCTCGAACTCTAGAGTTACGAAATCATTGAACACTGTTGTTTTCAAATGTGCATTTAGTTTACCACACAATTCTTGTGATTCTTCTGGATTCTTTACAAGCACAAATATTGAATCTGTATGTCCATAAATAACTTCGTAACCTAATCGTTGTGCTTCAAATGCAGCACTACGCATAGCATATCTAGCAGAAGCAGTAATAGCGGCGGCCATTTCCATATCGCCCCAACCATACCCATCTTTAGCCAATACACCATATAGAGCATTAACAACACGCTTAGTAGCCAATTGTGCTGAATCCCACATACGGCGGTCCTCATCGGACTTAGCGGCCTTTAGTTCTCTTTTGTATTCGTCTCGCATTTTCATTAGACCAATAACACATTCAGGTAAAAGTCCGAGTGGTTCTTTCTTGAACCCAACATTACATTGAGCCTCTTCTCTATTAAACTCACCAAGATTTTTAGGTGTACCAAAGTAAATATTATGGCAATCGTCGCCTCCCTTAATTTGTTTGGTTTCCCAAGAAATATTGTTCGCGGCCATCATACTTGGATAAAGCGATTTAAAATCAAATACTGCTACATCACTATGTAACCCATACGTGTTTTCAAAGTCAGGGTCCATAACGAAAGCCGCTTCATACTTCTCTTTGTTACCTTTAACACCAGTCGGTGCTTTCCATGAAGCGTGTTTCATGAAATATGCAGCACCCATTTGACTATTGTAAAATACACATTCAAAGGGGCAGATTAGTAATCTTTGTAGGGCCAAATCATTTTCACTGATACGCATCTTTTCATCCATCTCAACCATTAGTTTAACGTCAACATAGTTATATTCAAGAAACACTTCTGTATCTTCAAGCCATGCTCTTCGGAAAAACTCATCCCCTTCAAACTTTGACTTCTTGACTTTACCTCCGGCCTCTTCACCTAGTAGTGCTTTAGAACAATACTCAAGCGAAAGTGACGGAAGAGTTCCTCGTTGTGAATCAAGCCACAATCTTTCAAACCTAGTCATTAAACAATATGAAATGCGACCCTTAATAGGTTGTGCCGTATTAGTATACTGAGTTCTAGGTGCTTTACTGAGGTCAGTATATACACCTGTGACTTCGTTATAAGGACTTAACTTCCTAGCATTAATATTATTACTACACATGTTTTGAATAATGACCGGAATATCGAATCCCAATACATACCACCCAATAATCATATCTGGGTCTTGTTGAATACACTGTCTAAGGAATGCTCTCAACATAAGTTTTTCACTTTCAAAGATATGTAATTCAATATTTTCGTCTACCCACTCATTCTTTAAACTATCTTGATGTTCTTTATCGGGAAACCATGTGTATACTGTATATAATTTGGTATAACTATCGTATACAGTAATAGCATTAATTTGTTTATAATCCCGACCGCTGGTTGTTTCAATATCAAGATACCACTTACGTAGGTTATACGTGTGTATTTTGTTCATCTCATCAACACAATACTTACGCGCTAAAGAAATGTCAGCCTCATACGTTCGTATAGCCTCCTTATGCATTTGGTCCTTAAGCCAATACATTTCATTTCTAGAACCAACCGTTATTTTAACTAGAGGGTCACCGTTAAGGTTCTTTTCTTCAGTTTGTTCATATATTGGGCGTAATGTTCTTGGTTGCCCCCAATGTTTGTAAGTATAATGTGTTCGTAACTTATTATAATTTTTTGATTCTACATAAAAATAGTGTCTAAAATTGTCAATCGTCTCGGTTAAACGTTGGTTGTTGTCGTCTCTCCATCGAAGATTAACTTTATCTCTTACCTCTGTAATTATCATATATCTCTCCTTCCTTTCCTGAGTTATGTATCTTCATTAACGGCGAAGATATACCGTTACCCCAACTATCGTATGTTTCTAATATTCTAATAGTCGGGTAAACTTTGTCCTTTGCTGCTTTATCTCTAAGAACTATATGGTGAACTTTACCCTTTGAAATATATGCGCCCATGTAAAGACATTCATAATCTTCATCATAATATCTATACATTATAGGGGCATTATAATCAATGTGGCTCATTCCTCTTCACCTTCAAAGCATTCATTACAAAAGTCACCATCAATTAATTCATCCCAATCTAAAGGTTTACCACAAATAGTACATTCATAGGTTTTGACTTTTACCATAGAGGGTCTTCAACTCCCGGCATTCCTAATACCCACTGTAACGATTTAACTACACCACGTAAAGCATTGTAATTTCTAACGGCTTCAGCAATATCGGCTCTAGGGTATTGGTTATCCGGGTTGGTCTTATTATGCTCACGCATTTCATTAGCCCAAAGTTCCCATTCACCTCTTAATCGTTTTGCTTCTGTCATCATTTCTCTAACTTGTCTAGTATCTTTCATTTTAATTCCTCATCATGGTTAAGTATTCATTAAACGGTATATCTTTTTCGTCTGATGCCATGTCATTTCTAAGCATATCACAGTATACTATCAGTTCTGAAAATGTAACTAATGATTCTAGTTCCTCGGTTTCTAGTATTTCACATAGTTTATTTTCTAATATTCTACAATGATTACAAATTGGTATTCCTTGTATTCTTGATTTAGTGCCTTCACCACTTGCATTACACAAGTTACACATGTTACTCTTCCTCCAATTCAAGTAGGTCGGCCGTCTGTTCGTCTAATATCATTTGCTGAATTAGTGTATCAATAATAGTCATCTGCCCTAGTATAAATGCTATTTTCTCTTCTGTTGTTTCTATCTTAAGGTCTCTGTGTCTCATGTATTCTTCCATAGAAGAACACCCCACAATGTTCAATAACTGTCTCAATTCATTCTGTAGTGGTTGTACAAATTCTAGTAAATTCATGTTCTTAGCCTCGGTGCTCTTAGTATCATAACATCATCTGTCTTAAACAAAATTGGGTTGCGGGTATTAGTAGCAATAGTTAAGTTACCTTTTAGGAACCTATGGAACGGTCCCGTATATTCAACTACAGCATCTTCACTTACCGCTTCCGAAAGTGTTATCCTTTCTTGGTAGTTTTCATTATTGTCTTCTGATGAAATAATAAGGTGTGTATCTTTAACGTTAATATGATAGATACCACTACCAACCTGTTCGCACATCTTAAGTGCATTACTAAAAGACGCACTACTAGTTTTAATTACTGAACGAAGTGTTGTCCGTTCACTAATACTAATACCGTCTTCGCTTTCTATATCACCGCTAAGGTTTTTCCTACTCCTAAGAATAGTGTCAGCATTTGGGTGACGTGTTAATACGGGGAAAGATGATGTAGTCCCTGTATTTTTATCCATATAGAATTTATTATCCTTTACAGATATTTTAATTGAGCCGCTATTACGCATATACTTTATCGCAACAGACGCGTCAATTACTACATTACTTATCGCTTCAATGTTTGCTGCTGTAATACTGGTCCAAATAAAGGTAGTATTATCTGCATTAGCAAGATGAAGTTTGGTTCCTTCCGTCCATATCATAATTTCATTTCCTAAATAACTGGTTTTAATAGATGGACCAATAGCCCATTTACCTTTACAAACTACAGTTTCTATCGCTCTTTTCAAATCTTTACAATCTACTGTCGTCATATTATCACCTAAAGTGAAGCAGTTTAGTGACTTGCTTAGGTCTGTACAAATCAAAGAGTTCCGTCTTTAATCTGTGGAAGGCCGTGCCATGTGACTTTACCGCCTTCATTTTCCATAATTAGGAATTTCTGTCCTAGGTTTTCTGCATTTGTCTTTGACTTCTTTACTGTAGCATATAACTTTAATGACTTACCGCGTTCTTCACGACTCATCTCTATATACTGAAACAGTTTTGCAGTTGTTGACTTCTCCCAATCTGGCTTAGTTCCTACAATTTCAAACCCATCATGAACTTCTTTCATATGTGTAATGAAGAACTTATGACATTTAAGTTGTAGGGCTGCTTGAAATAGACGCTTATACATAGCATTTCTAGCATACCATTGGGTAGGAACCATCTTGACTTTATCAGCCTGTCTTGGGTCACCACCCTTAATATGATTAAGTCGTGCAATCATATTTGTTGTATCTAACCATGAATCGAGTCCATCAAAGATAATAGCCTTAACCGCTTCTACCTCAACAACTTCATCCTCATATTCAATCTTTCCTGTTTCAATTGCTTCATTAACCATAGCCATAAAGAAGCGTGACATATCTGCCGTCTTCTCATAATCTACAGTCATATCCTCATTATATACATAAGGATTAAAGATAACAACCTTTTCGTCTGAACTCCAATGTTGTCGCCATGTTGGTTCAGCACCTTCATCGTAATCTAATACGAATATCCAATGTGAATCTAATTCATCATCAGAACGACAATCAAGACATGTGCCTGTTTTGCCGTCACCGGGATTACCACTAACTCCACAAACAAGGAATGCTTGTTCTTGTTCTAGAAGATTTTTACGTTGACTCATGGCTCGCATCTTTGCTACCTTGAACGCACTATCTCCTAGATTTTCATTAGCCTTAGTTAAAACAGAACCTGCTGCCTTACCTGATTTACTCCCAATACCCATCAATTCACCACCTTATGATGTGTAGCGTATTGTTCCTTAATTGAATTAAGGTCCTTTTCACTAACCTGACGGGTATACATTTTTCCACTTGTTGTGTGTAGTCGAAGTGAGTATTGGCCTTTATCGTCCTCTAACTCCTTCCACTCTAAACTTTCCACCTTTCCAAAATCAACTACTAACTGATTTAATTTTACAATCATTTGTTTCACCTTTTAATGGTTGGGCTTCGCACCCATTTGACCGTCATTTGCCTACGGTTACACATACTAACATAAAGTTTCCATCTCCTATTGTATATTTCCCTTTAGGGATTACCAATATTCAATACTGTTTTCTTCATCGCTAGATTCAGGGGCTTCTGGATTACCCAAAGCCACTCGCGGCAATACCCCATAAAGATTAATTGAAACTGGGTTCCATTCATCTTCTAGTGCATTTCCATTATCATCCTTCTTTTGTGTTTGATTTGTTCGACCAATAATAATTACGTCTGAACCAACTCCAAAGTCAATGTTTAGATACGAAGGAACCCAAATGGGTGTAGATTCAGGAACATCATCAGATTCAAAACCATAGTTTGCTTCTGCTGATTCAATCCACATTGTCCTATTTCCTGTACGTTCATTTGGAGTAAGGTTCATACTACTAATAATACCATCAGTAATTACCAACTTCATGCCCGGTTCATTACGAATAGAATCATGGTAGTCCTCAATTTCTAATAGGTCAGCAATATATCCGCCCATGTTTTCTACAAGAAGGTCTTCCATTAATAGACCATCTGTATTAACATATTCATCTCCATCGGGGTCCATTACATCATTATATGTTAGGGACTCAAGAGTTTTACCACGAATACCATATACTGCATTTCGTTCTTCATTAAACAATCCGAATAGGTGAACCCATCGGAATGTATCACAAGCGAAGTTCTTAGCAGCATCATTCTTTAGACCTAGAGTCCAATACTGGAAATCACCATCTTCCTTTCGACCAACGAAATGCGCTCTTAGCCTATATTCTTCTGCTGGTAGTGGCTTACCATATCGAGGGTTTACATCTCCACTACCAAATGTCTTGATATTATCAAGTGGGACAATCCACTTAGAATCACCTTCTGTCCCAACTTCCATAGCGGAATTAGGGACTTCGGGGATATTCTTTGTATCAACATCACCATTTACGATTTGTGACTTTTCAAATACACCAGCAGATACTTCTGTAATTTCAGCAATATCTCCTGCGTTGAAAACCTCACTAGGGTTTGCATTATATCGAGACATAATATTACGTCGTCGCCAATCTTGCACATCCCTTGCTTGTTCAACACCAACTAGGAAACCAAAACCTTGATTCCCAAAGGTGCTTTTACTACTAGATGACTTAGAGCGTAAAGCCCCACGAACAAAATTACGCGTTAATGTTAGCGCAATCATGCCGGAGCGAGGCTGCTCCATATCTAGGTTGTTCTGTGTAGCAATTTCATTATACTTTGCTACAATTTGTTCTTCATTCATACTAACTCTGTTACCTAATGCTTTCAATTCTTCTAATACTCGTTCTTGCATTGCATTCACTTCCGTTTTTTTCTACTTAAGTCAAAGACCCTTGATGGGCCTCTGTCCACTGTTTTCTTAACGATGAGAGGGTATATGAACCCCTCTCAACTATATACCTATCATTTTGTAGACATACTGGTTTTATTCTTCCTCAGTATGCAAACGATAGATGATACCATACCTACTTTTACGAATCGCTTCGTATTTCTTTTGTGCTTTAAGGTAGTGGCAAATCTTCCGATGTTCGGGAACATAGATGGTTGATTTGTTACCTGTATCAAACCATCTATTCATTATTTCATCAAGAACCTGTCTTGCTGTTCTTTCTCTTCCATCTTCCATAACCATGTCTATATATCGTTCTGAATGCTGTCGTCTTCCCACGACAAGCCCTCCTTAATATAAACTTCTTTAGGTGTTAAATTATCATTATAGTAATCTCTTAACACTTTATATCTAATTTTATTTTCTCTCTTTTTGGGAATATAACCTATCCATTTATTAAATGAATAACCACACCCCTTTCTTATTTCATCCATTGAATGTTCTCCTAGTAAGTGGGAGAGAGATACGATACACAATAACCACTTTTATCGTTTCTCTCTGCCCACAAAATAATAATAACTCATTATTAATATAGTTATTGTTAATCATACTTCTTTAGCATCACGAATCATCCACTTAAGGTCTTCAATACCTTCGGCTGTTTTGTGAGCATCTTCCTTAACTTCAGTTAAGAAATTCTTCAATAATACCCAATGGTGTTCATTACCCTTTGGGAAAACGTCAGGGATTTCTTCCCAAAGTTCTATTAGATTAAACAATGACTCTCTCTTAGTTATAGCCAACACAGTTCCAGTGTTAGCGTTTTGAATACCACATTCAATTTCATACTGAGCGAGAGTATTCTGTAATTGGTTTAAGAATTCATTTCTTCCTCTTAGAAGAACTTGAGTTCTAATAACCGTTTTATTCTCTTCACCGTATATAGCGGTAAAGGGCTTTCCTAAACACATAAATATTCCTTTTAATTCATCTTTTGTATACATTTATACACCGCCGTAATTTTCGGCTTGTTCATCTACATGGTCATGGTATTTTTCATGACCTAGTAGAAATAGTCCTGCATCTTTTTTATTACCAATAAAGGCTTCTAAGCATATGGGGCAGGTTACTTTAACCATTTCTGCTTCGAAAAATATACCTATATCAGTGGCATAAGTAATGATATCGCCTTCAACAAAAATGTTTCTTGGCGCGTAGTCCTCCCACATATCATCGTCCATATCTAAATATACTACTTGGTAAGGTTAATTATAAATCCTCTTATCGTTCATAGTTACCGACACCAAGATGAAACATATAATAATCTAAGGCTCTGTATACACAATCATAACAGTATGAGATGCCGTCACCCCGCATATTATGAATCATGCTTT